TATGTTTCGGCTTGGTTTGCGACGCCAAATACATCAGTAATCGCTTCTGCTGTACTTGGTTTCAATACTCGAAACAGTGCAGGTACTTATACTTGGTATAGTGTTGCCGTCAAGTCTACAGATAAAAATGCTTGGGGTATGGTGGAAGGTTATTTCACTGTGCCAAATGGCATGGTTGAAATTCGACCTTGGCTTCAAGTAAGTATTGCTGCGTCAGAGGCAGCGGGGCAGCAATGGCATGTTACGAACATTCAAGTACGTAACATTACAGGTAATAAGAAATTAGCAACCGACTTGCAAGCAACCTCGTCTGCATTAAGTACGCTTGATTCCAAAGTTACAAATATTGACGGCCGTGTAACTTCCGCATCTAACAATATTGTTTCGCTCAACAATAGCGTCACCAATATTAACGGCACGTTAGCAACAAAAGCAGATAGTTCGGCTCTAACAAACCTCGCCAACCGCGTAACTACAACCGAAGGTGCAATTACCTCTCAAGGCTCAAGTATTACTTCGCTGAATGCATCTGTGAATGGCTTATTAAAGGATGTTGCAGTATCCGATACTCGATCTACCAATCAGCCTCCATCGTGGTATTGGTCAAACTATCCATTGCGTATCGTTCGCGAGTTCAAGCAAGCCTCTGTGCTAGGTTTGACTGGCATGGGTACATATGTCTCCCTTGAAACATACGTTTATTGGACTGACGCATCTGGTGGTCCGATCATCCAGATTGCACGAGGTACAGATTCGAAACTTACTGCTGAACGCCGTAGCACCAGTACATCAACTTGGGGCTCATGGACTCAGGACATCAAAACCCTTAGCGACGGGCTTGCCAATAAAGCTGAAGCATCGGCGGTAAATACGTTAGACGCCAAAGTTTCAACCATTGATGGCAAAGTTTCAACTCAAGCCAGCAATATTGTTAGTTTACAAACTGCTGTCGGTGGAAACACAAGTGCTATCTCTGAGCAGTCAAAATCAATTGATGGCATTAGAAACATCAAGACGATTACGATTGACAATAACGGTGTAATGTCAGGCTATGGCTTAATCTCTGACCTAGTTAATGGTAAAGTGACTTCCACTTTTGGCGTCAATGCAGACAACTTCTACATTGGCCCTCCAAGTGGTGGCAAAAAGCCATTCCTGGTCACAACAACCAACACAACCGTTAATGGTGTGACTTACCCGCCGGGGACTTGGATTGATACCGCATACATTGCTACGGCATCTATCAAGAGCGCGCACATCCAAGATGCAGCAATTACTACTGCAAAAATTGCTGATGCGGCAATTGATACCGCAAAAATCAAAGATGCGGCTATCACAAACGCCAAAATTGCCGATTTAACGGTCGATACGATCAAAATCAAAGACAATGCAATTACGGTGGCAACTGTTGCTGAAAATACACAAGCCAGCAAGATCTTAACGCCTAGTAGTTCAACCTTTGATGCCTGTCAGGTTACGGTAGTCACTTCGGGTACAAACTTTGTGAAAATTGATGTTTCGCCATTTTTGTACGCTTGGAATAAATATTCCAGCCCACAAATCTACCTAGATATTTACCGTGATGACACCTTGATTAAAACCTTCAACTTGCCGTGGATTCAAAGCACTGAAGTATTCAAGGATAGATCTTGGACAGAAGGTGGTTCTTATGATGTTCTTTACAATATTGTCGTATACACCATGAACACAATGGCTGGTTCGATGTTTACGACATTAGACAGACCTGCGGCTGGCACACACGTCTACAAGGCAACGCTCAGAAGAACGACCAACTGGGGACGGGATAACGCAATGGACATGGCGCGTCGATACAACGAGATTGAGTTTACAAACGCTCTTATTTTAATCACGGAGGTTAAAAAATAATGAGAACTCGATATGTCATTTCCGATGAGGGTAAATGCATTGCCTCATTTACGGGGTCAAATGAAATACTCGAACTCAACACTCAAGGAAAGAAATATACCGAGAAGCAACCCACCAGTCCTAGTGACTGGTGGAACTTCGAAACCGAAAGTTGGGAAAGCATAGGTGAAAAACCTAGTGAAGTGCATGAATTTGATTACACAGCTAAGAAGTGGTCTGATCCAAGATCACTCGATCAAGTCAAAGAAGAAAAATGGAACAAGATTAAGCTTCAGCGCAATCAACTCGAATTTGGTGGTTTTGAGTTTAATGGCCATACTTTCGACTCAGACATCGCGTCTCAAAGTCGCATAGCTACAGCTGCGGCGCTTGGACTGGAAGTGGAGTGGACAACCAAAGACAACTCAACCATTTTGCTAAACTCTGAACAGTTAAAAAACCTACAAGTGGCATTAGCTCAACATGTAAATAAACTTCATGAACTCGGCAGAAAGGCTCGCTTAAAGATCGCCGAAGCTACCACTAAAGAGGAAGTAGAAGCTGTCACGCTGATTTGATCATTTCGGCAAATAATTTAGGTATAACAATTATTTGCCTTTAATTATTTTTCCAGAAATGACAACTTCTCGGTATAATTAATGCAAATCTTTTGCGTTAAAAGGAAAGCTGTTTTAATGAAAAAATTGATTGCCGCTCTTGCTGTGTTGGTCGTTCTAACTGGTTGTGTGTACGATCCTGTAAATTACGACAAAATACACGATCAAGAGTTCGAAGATCACCTCAAGCAAAACGGCGGTGACTCATAATAAAAAAGCCCACGCAATGTGGGCTTTTTATTGGCTTCGTTCTAGGGCAATTAGACTGAAGCCGTTGGTTGCTCTTCGAGAATTAAATTGATGCCATTCTCGCCGGTAACGCCGTCATATGTTAATTCCAACTTTTCAACCTTTCGTCCTGTTTGACTCTCAACCAAACTTACTTGACCAAGCAACCAAGTTGTTAAATTCGCTTCCTCGCGAGTGATAGTTTTCATACTCAATATTCATCCATGAATGAGTTTTACGGAGATTTGATTTTAACCAGAATAAATTCATAAGTCACTACTTACTGACTCAATTTAATAAAATATAAGTTCATGATTAATACAAATCAATTTAAATAGCAATATATTCAGTCACTACTGACTTACAAATAATCAATAATCCGCTTATAATTCACTCAACTTCAAGGAGTGAAGATTATGACAGACCCATTCAGCACAGGCACCGATCAAGTCCAGTGGTGGCACGTCCTGTTAGCTGCAATCACGGCAATGTGGGGAGGCATTGTCAACTACTTGGGCAAAGTTCAAGCGGGTGAAAAACCAACATTTATCGGCGCAACAATTCATTTATCAATGAGTGGATTTGCCGGTCTTTTGTGTTGGTTGTTGTGCGCTCAATTCCAAGTTGCCGGATTTATGACAGCAATCTGTACAGGTCTAGCTGGGCATTTGGGTTCAGAGTTCATTCGTTTGTTAGAAGCCAAGTTTGTGCGAAAAATCAAAGGAGTTGAATAATGAGTGCAAATCCAGAATTACCGTGGATCGCAGAGGCTCGCCGTCACATAGGGTTGGCTGAAATCGCCGGCCCCAAACACAACCAGACAATCATCAAATGGCTGAAGGACTTAAAGTCCTCTTGGCTTGACGATGAAACTGCATGGTGCGGAACATTCGTTGCGCACTGTCTCCAAACGGCGGGATTTCAAAGAGGAAGGGTAAACTCGCGTTCCAAAACTTATAAATCAGGAACAAAGGCCCCACCAGGCTTTTATCCTTTCAACTGGTATGCCGCACTTGAATACATCAAAGAAGGCGGAGTCAAATTAGACAAGCCTTGTTATGGGTGTGTTGCGGTAAAATCAAGAGAGGGCGGTGGCCATGTAACTTTCGTTGTTGGTAAAACACCTACTGGTAAATTAATTTGCTTAGGTGGTAATCAGTCAAATAAAGTTTGTTTTGCAGTATATGACGTTTCGGCTTTTGAAGCCTTTATGTGGTATGGCAAAACAAGTAAACCAGCTGCTCACCGATACGATTTACCAGTCCTAAAAATCGTTTCTGTTACGAGTGTTTCAGAGGCTTAATCTATGCACTTACTTCAAGGAACAAAACCCCTCAAAGTTTTTCTTGTTGTTGTTCTTCTTGTAATTGTGAGTGCATGGAGTTACTTGCTTGGTTCTAACGATGCAACCAAGAAAGCAAAACAACAAGCTGAAACAGTTATCCACAGTGAAAAAATTAAGTGAGTGTAAAGCTTGCTTAAAATACCCTGCTAAAACGCTCTAATTTCTCAAATTTAAGCTTTGTTTAAGATGATTGATAAACTTTACCGATTTTTCATAAACAGGGCTTAAAAACGATTTTAGAGCGTTTTAAACTTTAAAATGGATACACGTTTAAACAAATTTAAATTTAAAATTTTTAAACCTGCTATAACATGTAGCAAAGCGGAATTTTTTATAATAATAAATTTAAATTCAAATTTTAAATTTATTCATAAGATCACATGCCTGCATATGATCAAACACCGTCTAGTGTTTATATACTATACCGTAGGTATTTTATAATAACTTATAGAACATGCCTCAAAGCTTTTTGTAGCAAAGGTTTCAGCTTGTTTTCGGTAGTTACTATTTCCGTTTTCGGTAGTTAAAAATTCCGTTTTTTAAATTTTCGGTAGTTAAAAATTCCAATTTCGGTAGTTAAAAATTCCAAAGTTTGGTAGTCATTTTTTCCACCAAATACAGTGGTTATCAACATGGTTATCCACAGTTTTTGTGGGTAAGTTGGTTAATATTTAGCTGATTGAGTCTTAAAAAATTGGTTTTGACACTTATTACTATCAAATGTAGGCTTAATGACGCCAAAACAAAATATTTCGGTAGTTAAGTTTTTCATCAGTACTTGGTGATCATTGGAAGTTAGGGAATATATGTCCTCTATTGTTAAAAGCAATCCAAAAGTTAAGAAACACAATAACTTAACACAGGCTCATTTTTTTAATGTATCAGTCATCGCTTATAGACTTATATTATTAGCCGGTACGGACAAGTTCTTAGAAAACATGCTAAAGTCTGGCGAGAATACTTACATTCGCATTACAGCGCATGATTATCACAATTTATATGGCTCAAGTTCGGACATGTCGGGTTCGTATAAAGCAATTAAAGATGCGCCCGATGATTTACTTAATGCCAAGTTGAAATACAAAAGACTTAAAACAGAATCAGACCCCGGCCGTTGGGTAGGTGGTATTAACTGGGTACAAGACGCTCGTTATAACGACGAGTTAAAATGTGTTGAAATTCTATTTTCTACAACAGTACTTCCTTTGCTGGCGAATGTTCGCAAAAGTTTTACTTATTACAACCTACGACATATTGGTCGGTTGTCATCCATGCATTCGATTAGGATGTATGAACTAATGATGATGTGGCGCAAAAGCGGCAAAACGCCAGACTTGACAGTTAGCTATATGAAAAACTTCTTAGGCGTGCCAGACAATGAATATTCCGACCCAAAAGAGTTAAAGTTTTTCACAGCTCAAGTAATTAAAAAGTCCGTCAAAGAAGTCACAAGTAAAACTAATATTGAAATGGACTTTGAAGTTGTAAGAGGGGAAAAGAGAGCAACTATCGGCTATTCTTTTAGTCATAAATTGAAAGCGCTGCCTGAAGGTGAACAGCCTGAGCAAGAAGAACTTGAGGACGATAACGAAGGCGGCGGAGATCCAAGCAAATTGCTACCGAACAATGACGACGACCCAGAGTTGCCATTTTAATACCGCTGGCAACATTTGTATTCCGCGACTTGGGCACTTGGGAATGAATACCGCGATCACTATATTAATTATATAATCTCTCTTAGTTAATATTTATTAATAGTGATTCACACGGATGCCCCCAAGTTCACCCAAGTCGAAGTTTCTAAACTTCCTGCCGCCGTTCTTGTACGGCAATCTCCGATTTGAGCATTATGAAATCCTCACTATAAGCAACATTAAACGTGCGGATCTCAAAGTTGAAACAGAGCTGATGAATAAGAAGTGGTTTGATTACAGAATCATGCACCCACTTATGGCCACTTATTATTTTTTCCACTTGTACAGCGAAGCTTACAAAAACTTTTGGCGTCAAAACATCAACTGCGAGCAGGCAGACTTTGTAAAGCCAATGCGTAAGTACGTTGATTTTCTCGACTCAACTCAAGAGCGAAATACAATTTGGCGTTTAAGACAAATGGTAGATGCTTGCGGCATGAGATATGAGTTCTTTTTTACAAGTGCAATGAAGCATTTGCATAAGATGATCTATAACGGTCGAATTATGCCACCACGCCCATCAATGCTTAAAAATGAAGAGCTGTTCGAAAAAGTGTATGCAGACTGGTTGGAAACATGTGAGGCGGTAACTCAATACGCTTGTAGCCCCTACTTCAACGTCGCAAACTACTCAAACAGTGTAGTTCAACGTGATTATGAGGACTATTTGATTAAGCAAATTAAGCGTAAACGTTTACCTCAATATGCTTTGTCTTATTGTCTTTATGAGAAAGAGTGCTTGAGAATCGAGAGGGTCATTGCTGAGTTTGATCTTGACATTGTTCAGGAGGCGATCAATGAAGCTAAATTCATTTAAATATTTCTTTTAATAGTCAGTCAGTACTGACTATACTAATTGGGTATTTAATATAGAAGGAACTATATATGATTCAAGGTTGGAATACTCAGGATGAGATGATTTCTCAAGCACAATATGGTCGTATGATGATGCAAAACGAACCTGATGAGGAATTCGGGCAAGCGATTGATCAGAAAGTGCCAAACCCATACATAAAAGAGCGATTTGCGGTAGGTAACTCCGCTATGCCGCCTGTGGTTACTGACACTTTAGAGTTTCGTCACCCTTACAACCATCCAAAAGGTACATTGCGTCATGGTTTCCGTGATCAAAAAGAGTGGAGAAAGGGAATCTTTAGTAATGATCAGACAGAGAGCAAAAAAACTTTCTTATCTGGTCATCGTAAATATTTGTTCAACTTACAAGAGACTCAAAGTCCAATCGAAGTGACGTTGACCAATGGCATGACGTACACGGGAACCATTCGAACCTCAGATGAAGAAACGATTTCGCTTGAGTGTCCGAATGAAGACGGCAAAACCTACACTGTGCGAGTGATTTTTAAACACAATTTGGTAATGTTCTCACCGATTACTGCGGTGACAACTGCACCAAGACCAAGCTAAGGTGTAACTATGTCAGTTCAAAGTACTGCGGCGGCTCAGCCCGCCACAGCACAACAGCCAGTAACAGATCAATTTGAGTTTGACGATGCTTTTCAGTTGAAGATAGCAGCGCTTTCTTTGCGTGATAGTGAATTTTTGCGTCGATCAGCCATGATGTTAAAACCTGAGTTTTTCGTAAACGAAGGGCTAGGACAGTTGGTTGCGGTCGCATTAGACCACTTTCAAAAATACAACTGCGCTCCAGATAACGCTTCTTTAATCGCTCAGCTGAAAGAAAGAATAACGAAGCGGGCCATTCGTAGAGAGTTGACGCCACTTGTTATTCAAGCAGCTAAAGACGTTCAGTTAGCAGACTTATCTAACCGTCAATTTGTCGAAGAAAAATTGGTGGATTTTGCTCGCACATTCGCGATGAAAACTGCAATTTTGAAGGCGGTCGATCTACTTAACAAAGGTAAAGTCGAAGCGATTCACCCTGTCATTGAAGAAGCGCTTGCTGTCGGTATTAATGAAGATGGCGCGGGTTATGACTTCTTTGCTCATGATCGCATCCAGCAACGTACCGTTGAGCGCATAGAGAAGGTGAGTGGCGTTCTTCCTCCACAGGGTATATCGACGGGCGACCCTCGTTTAGATGGGCTTTTATATCATCGAGGATGGGGGCGCAAAGAGTTATATGCGTTCTTGGGTGGGCCAAAGTCAGGTAAAACTACAGCTTTAATTCACTTTGCTCGAATTGCCTCATGGTTAGGTTTTAACGTTTTGTACGCAACCTTAGAAGTGGGCGCAAATATCATTGCGGATCGTTTTGATGCGTCGCTTACAGACACCATGATGAAAGAGCTTGGCGTGAAAGCCAATGATGTTGCGCAACAAATTCAGAAGCTCGCTAAAGAATCTGGTCAATTGCGTATTCATGAATACGCATCAGGAACATTGACTGGCAATCAGTTGCGAAATCTCATTCAGTCTTACAAGCGTGCAGCTCGTAACCCGGATGGAACAATTCGACCGCCAATAACTTTCGATTTAATCGTAGTCGATTATGCAGACATTATGGCGCCGAATTACCGCACATCAGACCCAATCGAAAACTCAAAGCAAGTCTGGGTGGATCTTCGTGCAATCGCCTTTGAAGAAAATGCCGCTGTTCTAACCGCGACTCAATCGAATCGTGATGGTAGTAAACAAACGGTAGCCAAAGCAGAACACGTAGCAGACGACTTTAACAAAGTGCGTATCGTGGATTTGATGATTTCGATTAACAAAACCGAAGAAGAGCGTCAAAACGGTGAAGCGCGGTTGTATTTTGCTGCATCACGTAACCAAGAAGCAGGTTTCACAATCGTTATTAAGCAAGACTTATCTCGTATGAAGTTCATCGAGAGAATTTTAAGGGTGGACTAAATGCGAAAGTCAAAAAAGATCACTGAAATCTGGCTCATCTTTGTGCAGGTCATGCTAGGCATTGCGGTTGTGGCGGGGCGCTAAGTTTGATCTTTGAGTCATAACTGACATTGCCAGATAGGGGGTCAAGTAACCCCTATTTTTATTCATTAACATTTACTTATGTGATTTTTTAAGGGTGAAATTATGAGTGGCCAACCGTCAAAAGAAGATTTTGGCGAAATACTCGACCACATTGATATTGAGTATTGGCTAAATCGTGAAGGCGTTGAGTATAAAGTTACTCGTGGTCGAAATGGTGTGCAGCTGAACTTGAAGGAATGTCCTGTTTGCGGTAACGCGAATTGGAAGGTCTACATTGGGGCCACGACAGGTTTGGGCAACTGCTTTCATGGTGACTGTGAGGCTAAATTCTCTAAATGGTCATTTATTAAAGCTGAGCTTGGCAATTTAACCAATAAAGAAATTGCAGAACACATCAAGGTCGTTGCAAGGGAGCAGGGTTGGCAACCGAAGCATAAACAAGAAGTCCAGCGACCAAAGTTGGGAAATCTGCACTTTCCAGCTTCGTTTGAGTTGCCCATTCTCGGTAAAGACTCAAAGCTTCACAATTTGAAGTATTTAGCTGATCGAGGCATTAGCATCGAGACGGCTAAAGCTTTTGGTCTGCGTTTTTGTCAGCAGGGTTCTTTTTCTTACATCGATTCATTCGGTCAGAAGAAGCGCCAAAGTTTTGATAACCGCATCATCATTCCCGTTCGAGATCTGAATGGAAAATTAGTTTCGTATCAAGGGCGTGACATTACAGGCTTAGCTGAGAAGAAATATCTTTTTCCTTCAGGTTATGCGTCTACAGCTGCCTTTCTTTACAACGGTAATAACGCGTATGGATGCGTAGATATTGCGATGGGTGAAGGCGCTTTTGACGTCATGGCTATACATCAAGCCTTTTCAGAAGATGACGCACTTTGCAATGTCGGTGTCATTGGTTCGTTCGGTAAACACCTTTCATACGGCGATGAAGAAACACAATTCGCAGAACTGTTAAAGCTCAAAGAGGCTGGTTTGCAACGCTTGACCTTTATGTGGGATGGAGAGCGACGAGCAATTCAAGATGCAATCGAAGCAGCTCTAATGGTTCGTAAATGTGGCATCACTGTACGAATAGCCATCCTCCCTCCCGGCAAAGACCCTAATGAAATTCCACCAGAAATGGTGCGCTCACTCTACAGATCGGCAATTGTCGTCAATGAAATGAGCGCGGTAACTCTCAAGCTACAATATGGAGTCAAAAAATGATTCAAAGGTTTCTTAAATTATTTAACAGAAAGCCATCTGAAATAAAGATCAATGGTAAAAGTTATCACGGCTCAAACGTGGTCATTCAAGACGATGGCATTTTCATTGATGGAGGTTGCGTTCAGGGCCTTTCGCCAAAAATTGAAGTTGTGATAAATGGCGATTGTGATTCAGTGGATACTACAAGTGGAAATGTCAGAATTGAAGGCAATGTGGGCGACATTAGCACAGTATCGGGCAACGTGACTTGTGGCGACGTTACTGGTGATATTGAGACCGTTACTGGCGATGTTCGAGCGCGTGTGATCAAGGGCGATATTGAAACCCTTTCTGGCGATGTAACTACAAGATAGGAAGCGATCAAATGACCCTTAAAATCGAAATGGTTGAATACATGATCTGTGACTCAAGTTCGGGCGGCAAAGATTATATGCTTATCCATGCGTATAACACCCAAACTGGCGCGGGTTGGGTTAGAGGATATTACGGGAAGTTATCCGGGCGGTTTCAAGAAGTGGTTTATCTTTTTAAGGATGCGCGCTCAGCCAAAGAGCATCTTTCAAAAGTGATTGATGAGAAAAAATCAAAAGGCTACACCTCACACACGCCTGAAGAACGCAAATTGGCAAACACGCTATTTGGAAAATTTAGAGACCTTTGCGCACACGAAATTGTGGTGAGAAGACCACATATGATCGAATTTAACGCAAACAGAATAATGAAGGCGACATTAAGTCAATTTTTGGCAGATGACTACCTTGAATACCTTTTTGGGGTTATGGATGACCAATACGCAATGCCGACTGTGCCAGTATCAAAAGCATCAGAAGCGAAACGTATCCAAGAAAGCTATGGCTCCAAGTGGGGTGCGTGGTCATGATCAGGCTTAAAACTGGCGGTTCATACATGAGCCATGACTTTTCTACAACTAGATCCATCCATCTTGTTAGCGTCGGTGACGACCCTAACAAATGTGTGGTTTTTGATTTTATTGTCAATCAGAAAGCAAATGGCAAATTCAAGATCACAGACAATAGTTTTGTCTGCCGCATTAATGAGGGGATAAATCACATTGCGCTTGAGGTGGAAAAATTAGGAAAAGACGAAAAATTTGCAGGCTCCAAAGCAATTCAGTTTGGACTATCTGCATTTAAAAACAACTCAATGCTATCGACTGAGGACATTGTTCAACGAATCGGCAAGTTTTTGACTGAAGCCAAGATAAGAATCTTGGTGTCAAAAGCAAGCTCAAGATATGAGACGGAAGGCAAGAGTTTGGTTTGGGGTAGTTGGAGTTAATTATGGCTATCAAACCGCATCTATTTAAACCCCTACTGTCGCTTAATAAAATGACCATACCGAAACAAACAATGAGTATTCAATGAATAATCGTATAGAAATAGTGCCATTCGTCGATACAGCAATTTACCCTGTTGAAGCTTCTGCTCAAGGGGACAATGCTTTTTACCTTGAATATTGTGGCGCTTCTGGTTATCGCCCAGCTTATGCTTCGTGCTTAAATCGCATACGCGAGATAGAGGCGGGGAAATTGCTTCCATCTGTTGAGTCTGGTTGCTCAGCTGCAATATGCAATAAAGTTTGTCAGGCGTTGACTATGCGCCAAGAAGAGAAGCGGAATGGTGCAGCGATCTACTACATCAACCGAGTTAAGATGCGCCAGAACGTGCGTCACAACGCAGCTCAATACGGTATTAAAATTTCCGATATCGTAATTAAAAACGACATTAAAAAGCCAACTCTTACGCCGTCAGAGCCAGTAAATACATTCGAAGTTGGTTCGATTGCAGACGCCATAAATAGTCGCATTGCTAAGGAAATGAAGTCGGAAAATCAACAATCCGCTTTAAATTCCACTGAGAAACCTTTATCATCACATAAAGATCAGTCAGTACTGACTGTTAAAAAAGGTATGTCATTAATAGATATTGCCAAAGCAAAGCGACAACAATTAAGTGTTTGAGTATTAGTGGTAGGTAATTTATGACTGATTTATATCAAATATTAAGTTGCCAAGTTGCTGAGGTTAAGCGAACTAAAGGCGCAACACGAAAAGACATCATTAACGCCCTTAAAAAATTGATGGGTGATGAGTTGGGTAACTTTGCTGCGGCGAAGCATTTAGACGATGAGCAAATCAGAGCAATGGTTGCTGATTTAGCAAGTGGCGTTGAGCTGATAGCTCAGCAAAGAGTTTCAAATATAGAGCGCATTGAGCGTGATTATCTGGCCCGTTTATAACGGGCCAATGTAAAAATTGGAGTAACAAATGGCAACTTTGGAGCCAGTCTTAACACAAACATTCAATAGCGACCTTGTGTGTCAGGCGCTCAATGAAATAGCTCAAGAGAGTTCTAAAAATAAAAAACTGGAAATGGTGAGCCACTACATAAGCAATCCTTTATTTAAAGAAGTGTGTTCACTTGCTTATAACCCATTCCGCATATTTGGTATTCTCCCGGATAAAGATGCAAAGGGCACTGGTGAGCTATGGTTTGACGAAGCGGATACTTTAGAAATCATATACGCACTAGAAAAACGTGAACTTACAGGCAATGCAGCTCGCGAAGCGGTTCGTTGTCAGCTGGCTCAATTGAGCGAAAAGTCAGGCGATCTATTTATTCGAATTTTGCGTAAAGACTTACGCGCAGGCTTTAGTGAATCAACAATCAATAAAGCATGCAAAGGCTTAATTCCTGAATTTCCATATCAACGTTGTTCTTTGCCTAAAGATGCAAAATTTGATACGTGGACATGGGGCAAAGGCGTTTTCTCACAAGAGAAAGCAGACGGCATGTACGCGAACGGAAATAAACGTGCAAATGAACTACTTTCATTTGTCTCTCGTCAAGGCTCTCAATTCCCTATGGATGAGTTTAAAGACATCGTAGAAGAAGCGGAGCTTTTACTTCAGCCTAACTTCCAGTATCACGGCGAGCTACTTGTCGAGCGTGATGGTGTAGAGCTTCCACGAGAGATTGGCAATGGCATTCTTAATAGCGTCTTGAAGGGCGGTAAATTTGCCGAGAATGAGCGTCCAATTTATAAAGTGTGGGATTTCATCCCTTTTGAGGCGGTAGTGCCAAAAGGGGTATTTAAGGCGCCATACGCTAATCGTTTTCGCGCACTGTTTAACATGGTTAAGGGCGGTAAATACATTCGCATCATCGAGACCCGTATTGTAAATAGCCTAAGCGAAGCATATAAGCACTGTGAAGAGAAGCTGCTATTAGGAAAAGAAGGCACGGTTATTAAAAACTCAACAGCAATTTGGAAAGACGGCACAAGTAAAGAACAAATCAAATTAAAGCTTGAGGCTGACTGTGAGTTAGAAGTCGTGGGTATCAATGAAGGCAAGGCTGGATCGAAAAATGAAGGAAGGGCAGGGGCATTAAGTTGCAAGTCAGCGTGCGGTCAATTAATTGTCGACGTCGCCGTTAAAAATGAAAAATTACGTGACGAATTGGACGCAAACCCGGAAGACTGGATTGGTCGAATCATTACTGTGCGTTCGAACACGATTCTAAAACCTTCAGCGAGCAGTCCTAATTATTCGTTGTTTTTGCCACGCATGGTTGAAGACTGTTATCGCTTAGACAAAACGGTTGCAGACGATCTAGCGCGCATTTATGAGCAATTTGATAACGCGATTAAAAACGTACAGGTAGGTTAAATACAATGCGAAAAATACAAGGTAAGCATAAATCAGCGTTGTTAGTTGTTGCGGCTGCAATCTTAACAGCGGCAAGCATAGCTACTTTTGCACCATCGGCACACGCGGCAGTTTCTGCCCGTGCGTCGGTATCTTCTGCGCGATCTGTTTCGGTTTCACGCCCTTCGGCAATTCGCTCAATATCTACAACGCCAGTGAGAAAAAGCTATAAGCCGACCGTTAGAAAGCCAGTAGTAACGAAGCCAACGACACCCGCTCGCACATCATATGTAAGCAGCTCGGCGGCAAAGAAAAAGCGCTCTACTGGCCCTGAATATGAATATTACGCTTGGGGCGACTGTGCGCCTTATTCAAATTTAAACTTTAGAGGCTGGAAATGCCTAGACCGCGATTAAAAGGTGAATAAAATGATTTTAATAATTTCAGGAAAAACATGTTCGGGGAAATCGACTCTCGCGAAACACCTTATTGAGAATGGCGGTTTTGGGCGAATCGTAACTTGCACAACTCGACAACCGCGTGAAGGCGAGAAAAATGGTGTCCATTACCACTTCTTGACCAAAGAGCAATTCAGCGATGCCATTAACAAAGACGAGTTTATTGAGTTTAACGTGCATGGTGGCGTCATGTACGGTGTGCGCAAGAAAGAGATCATTCAAGCAATAGATGCGCCGTTTGACTCTTTGATAGTGATTGAACCCGTCGGTCGTCGTAAGCTTGTAAAATATCTTCAAGGTAATCAAATGCGATATTTGTCGATCTACCTTGACATAAGCTCGGTAATACAAGCTGAACGGTTTATGAATCGCATTCAAATGGCGAGCGCTAATGAATTAACAGATTTAACTGACCGTATGGCGTCTATGTTGGAAGTTGAGCAAAACTGGCTTAAATCATCAACCACTGACGGCTCTTGTGATATGGTTTTTGCGTCGTTTAATACAGCATCCGATTTAAAGCATGTGACGGACATCATCATGCAGCATGTGATGAAAAAACCATTTGATCAAACCGAAAAGGCAAAGGCAGTTTGATTAGCCTAAGCAAATAATTCCAAGTTTTTCAGCACTGTCTAACTATACTAAACTCCATGTAGGCACATGGAGTTTTTTCATGCTTTTAAAAGATGTTCCTGGTGTTTTGCCAAGACTTGAAAATTCATTAATTTCTAAAACAGATATGTGGACGGCAGAGGTTGATACGGTTATTCCGGCTCAATTCTTAGCTTTCCGAAAAATTATTAAATCAGACTATCCCGATGTAGATATAGACCGAGATATTAATTATTTAGTGCGTCAGGTGCAGTTTGCAGAGTTAGAAAATGTTTTAACGTCACCTTTGCGTGATTATGTCGAACCAAACGAAAACTTTTTACTCACAAGCGAATTAAAAGAAGGTTTGCAAAAATTAAGTCAGACCTATCAACATGCCTTTTTGTTCGGAATGGAAACGCACTATTCTTCTTTTCAGATAGAAACCATGTCATACCAGCAGGCGATTAAGGTTTGTCCAAACACGGCTTTGGCCACAAGTATTATTAATTCATTAATTCCTAGCTCAAGAACGATCAATGCTTTTTGGAAAGTTGAGAATGGCCAACATGTCCCACTGGATGACTTAGAGTCTGAAGTTTATCGTGCTTTCGGCAAAACATGGCGTGAATTGTTGTCTGGATATTCACGATTGATTACGGATGAAATTGACGTTGATTTTGTAATGTATCTATAGAAATCATCTAATAAATGTTAAAAATAGATCTGAACAATGAGCCTGTGGTGACTCGAATGCTTCAGATCAGATTAGACGTACTCGCTGCCGCAAGACAACTTGCTACCGCGTATTTGAACGTATTTAAAGCTGAATACTCGATGATTCAAAATCATCGAGATAACGCTATTATCGTTGAAATAAGCGCTAAAACTGACTTAGAAACGTCACCAATTGTTCGCATAAGATATGACGACAGGGGCACAACAATCACGGTGCATGTGCCTCCTGCGTATAATGCGGTTATACAACTCGAAGCGGATGACTACAACTTCTTTTCTTGGTGGGTAAACCGCATTTTTACAGAAGATGAATTTGTCAGAGCCAATAAAGATTTTTGGCTCAGAAGCGGGCGCATCCAGAAAAATACACTATTCTAGGACTATTTTGGCAATTCTATTATTATTTAGTATTTACTATTAATCATTTCTCAAAAATACATTAAAATATTGAACTTACTCCTATAATTCATTCTGCATCTGTAGTCTTACAAGGCCCTGATTATCTCAGGGCCTTTTCTTTGCATAAAAAAGCCGCCCAAAGGCGACTTTCTCAAATGGCTTTCTTAGACCTTGTAACCCATTTTTTTGAGAGTCTTTTCTGTACTCTCCATTAGAGCTTTAGTCACAATCTGCGTCATGTCAAGTTTTTTTGGACTATTTAACTGCTCAATAGCAACAATAAAGTTGAGTCTTAAATATAATTCCATCGGAAGGTTTGCTGAAAACTTCTTGGTTGCAAGCATCAACTCTTCTTCAGACATTGTGGACTTTTTACGCCACGGTGCTGCGTCGTTTAGAAAGTTAGTCGCTTCAGTTGCTTTTTGTTGAACTTCAACCACTTCAGCTTCAGGTTCTTCTACTTGCGGAGCTTCAACTTTTGGCGCTAAAGGTTGAGCTGCTACAGGAGCGGAATTTAAGATAGACTCTTTAGCTTCGCGTGCTGCACGCTGAGGCAATGGTGCATTTTTATCGTTTGCCATTTTCAATGATCTCCTCAAGTAACTGTTCAAATTCTTTAATTGCAACTCGATTGTTTACGTCCATTTCCATTTCAGTAATGCCGACGTTGTTTCGATAAGCGCGGCTATATGGCATACGTAAACGCATAATTGTTTGAAGACGTGGGGCTTCGTTTTGAATCGCTTCAAGTGCTTTAATGGTGTCGCGTAAATCAACTGAATTATCGGCCGCAGGAGCTTGGGTAATAACAGGATGCACGACAATTGGGTTCTCGCCAGCCGGTTTGCGAACAGTGTCATTGATCAAATCAACTAAATCCAAAAGCGTATAAAGCCCTTTGAGATCTTGAGCTCCAACTTTAAGAGGCGAAACAATAACGTCCGCAGCTAAAAGAGCCGAGCGCATTTCGGCAGAGTCATATCCCGGCGTGTCAATTACGACGTAATCATATTCTTCATTTAAGCGACGAGCTTCGTCTTCGATATTGCCTGTTAAATGAAAAAATTTACCGTTTTCTACTTCGTTTTCGGCTTCTCGTGCTTGGCTCCATTCGAAAGAGCCTTTGTTGGCATCTAGGTCAATACCGATAACAGTGTTACCTCTTTGGTGCAGCGCGGCCACAGTAGATGTGGCAAGAGTTGTTTTGCTCACGCCGCCTTTTGTATTGGCGTACACGATAATCATCAAAATTTCCTTAGTTAAGTTGGCATAAACGCCTATAAAACAGAATCATTCTAGTGAATTGAATAGAAGTTGTAAACTAGAAGCGCTGTAAGACGTGATGCTAAGTTGTAAATAAGACCATAAAGATAGTATTTAAAATACATATTGGTATTACCGTATTATCATATGACTATACACACACATGGTAATACGGTAATACGCTTAGTCGTTTAATTTCTCGGCTATACTGCGGAGCAATTCCGGATCCGATGCAAAATATTTTTGCGTGGTCAGGATTGAGCTATGCCCCATCAATTGTTGAATTGAATAAATATCACCGCCCTTTCTTATTAGCCTTGTGGCAAAGGAACGTCGACCGGAATGGCTGGTTGCTTGAATACCAGCCTTCTTATAACAGTTATTAATCATGGTCACCATGCTATTTGGTGAGAATGGACCGCCCTTCTGCGATAAAAATAAAGGTGCGTCTGGATCCTTTGGTCTTTCTTTTGTTATGTATTCTTCTACCAGTGATCTAGCGATTGGATTGACCAGGAATACCTCTCGGTAGCGGTTGCCTTTAGTAATATTACCGAGCAATCGAATAATATCCTTCAGCTTACCCTTCTTCACATCGTAAACATCGCCGACCTTTAACATTGATAATTCTTTAGCGCGAAGCCCAAGGAAGTGTGAGAAATACAAAACACATTTGTTCCGTAATGCATTTACGCCCGTTTGAGTGGCTAAAGTAATCTCAAGATCATCTTCTGACACATATGGGGCTTTTCCAGTTGTTGTTCTTGCCATAAATCGACCAAATAATTTTTTATTACATTTTTCCAAAAACGGAAAGGATATAAAAACAGTCTACCACATGACGAAAAATAAAAAATGTAATAAAAGAAGCCTTTTATTATATTTTTTATGGACGAAACAACGAAAGTGCGTCATCATTCGACGTATACAGACTTTTCTGAATATGCAGCTATTTTAATGATGGATTTTAATGGATAAGCTGTGCTAAATTTGAATTTGTAACGTTTTCAAGTTTGGGAAAAAGTAAGAGGAAGTGAATATGCGAAAAGTTAGCCAAGTATTTAAAAAACATAAAATAATGCCCGATCTGATTCGGGCATTTTTAGGGAAGGCAAATGAGGTATTTACACTTGTTTCATTTCTGAGATCTGAATGCCGATTCCTCCTTATTTTTTTGAAGCTCAGCGCGGTGCTTAATTGTCTCGCTTTCCATTTCCTTAATTACGTCAACAAACTTGTCACGAGTGTCTCCATAAAAAGAAGGGTCTTCCATAGTTACACTGCGAATAGTTTTGACGATATTAATTTCGTTAGGGGTTAATGGAGTTTGCCCAGTGATTGACTCGACAACATCAATTAAGTCCGGTGCATATTCTTTTAGAACGCGTATAAGAAGGCGAGTAGGGTTTTCGCCTAATGCTAAAGCGGTAGGCTTGATTTTATCGATCGGTAAGCGAGTTTCACCACTCTTAATCATCGATAAAACGTTAGGGCGTTTAAAACCTATTTCCTCAGCAATCTCACGCTGGCTTTTAGGAGAATTCTCGATTAAGTCTGCGAGATATTCTGCCACGTTCATATTGTTGCGATTTTTAGCCATTTGCCTCTCCAAATACAGAGTTAAATTTTTCCTATGATGAGTCGTAATTCACTTTGTAATAATCCAGAACATGAGACCAAATATATACTCAGAACTGACTGATTTTGAATTACAGCACTATTATAGGTGGTGGGGGGACTAATTTTATAGAAAAAATCAGTCACTCGTGAATTATATACGCCCAAGTTTACAAACTAGATGCAGCGAATGCAAAGTGTATTCGATTGAATGGACTAATTTTTTCCAGATTTTTTGTTATTTTTTTTAGTCAAAAAAGGAAAAAATTACAATATGGCAATGTAGAAAGTCCAAAATTAACTATTTAAAATTAACCGTTTATATAAATTGTCTAAAAATTAACAGTTTATATAAACCCCATCAACTTACAAAACTTCACACTGTATTAAGTTTTGTTAATTATCACATAAGGAGAATTTATGAATACGATCAACAACTGGCTTTTAAATGTTCAAACAGTCACTTCTGACTGATTTTATTAAAAGCTTTTGAGCGAACCCAAACTATAATATACGGGGCTGAAATGATGAGACGTATATTAATAGCCTCTTCAAAATCTTGATAAATCAGAATGGTGATTTAAATGACTGTGACATTGAATGATCAATTCCAAACTGTAGACTTGGATGAACTTGCTGAAATTTTAGAAAAAACAGAAGGTGTAGAAACACTGCTAAATGACGGGTTTTACACTATAAAGCGCTATAAGCATCTGAATTTAGGGGACATTGAGGTAATTAATACCTGCGCTCCAAAAAGTATAGTTAGAGTGATAAATCCATAATTTTTATAAGAATATCATTAGTGAAGTTAGCAAGATTGAGGCGGTGATTTGTCGCCCTCTTGCTGAAGCCAAACAAAACTCTATACACCCCAACTCTAAATCGTCATAATATGATCATAAATAATCAGTCATCACTGACTGAATCGCTAAGGATCTATTATGAACAATCGCATTGCTAATTTACGCAACGCTATCGTTGCAATCACAAATGCTCTCATTGAGAAAAAAATTGAAGTAACTCAAATAGGTATGGAAGCATACGTCAAGTCTGACATTAATGGAAATCCGATTTCTATCAATTTACCGTACCTTTCGGACAATGCATCAGAAGAACTTATAAGAGCAATACAGGGATTCTTAGATCATGAGGTTGCACATGTTCTTTTCTCTGATTTTAAAGCCCTAAATAGCGTTGGCGATTACCTTTTAAAAAGTCTCGCAAATATTTTAGAAGACGCCCGCATCGAAAAATGCATGGCTGAAAAATTTAGAGGTTCTGGTTCTAACTTAGATCACACCGCACACTTCTTTTTAGAAGAGATGATTACTCCGAAATTTAAAGAAGTTATGGCGCATCCCGATGTTGATGAAACAAAGATTATGGGTATCTTGGCCACTCCATATCTCCGCAGCCTTTCGGGTCAATCAACTTTTGAAATTTATATGCGCGACAAGATTCATTTGTTGCCAAATATTCATGCTGCCATCAAACACCTTGCGCCACAACTTCAATCAATGCAGTCGTCTCAGGATGCCGTTCGCTTAGCTAAAGAAATTTACAAAGCTCTAAAAAGTCCCGAAGACGAGAAACAACCCCCGCAAGATCAACAACAGGAAGAAGAATGTGATCAACAAGGAAATGGTCAATCTAACGAAGATGAAGATGAGCAACCAGGCGGCTCAGGTGGCGGAAATTCTGACGAAGATGAAGGTTCAGATGCAGACGGTCAGCAAGGCGCTGGTGAGGGAGATGATGGCGATTCTGAAGAAGATGGTGCCGGTGAGTCTTCAGGCGATGCTGATGAGCAAGACGAACAAGGTGATGGAGGTAAAGGCGGTCAATCCGAAGATGAGGATGGTGGGAACGAATCAGATGGTAAAAGTGAGCGCCACCAAAATAAGTCTGACAAATCGAATGGTAAGGGCGACAGCAATGAAGGCAACGAGTCTAGCGACTCTGAGAATCAGACGTCAGAAAAGAAAAAGGAATTAAGAAAGCTTAATTTAGACGCTAAGGCGATTTTGCAAGAGATCGACAAGGAGTCAGCGAATGATTTTGACGCCTCGTTTGCCGTTCAGTTAAGCAATGAAGCAAAAGACTTTGCTTGCACTGCGCCATATCTCGTTTATACAAACAGATATGACGTTATCGAAACATTAAAAATTGGCAGAGATTACAAATCGTCCTTTATGGATGATTTAGATAGAGCAACCAATAAAATTACGGGAACAATTCAAAAAGATTTGGAACGTCTTATGGTTGCTCGATCAGCAAGAACATGGGAGAACGGTTTACGGCAAGGAAAAATTAACCAGGCGTCACTTTCTCGTTTAGCTGTTAGAGACGACCGTATATTCCGTCGCAAACAAGAGAATCGTTCCAAAGATGTCGCTGTAACCCTCTTAATTGACTGTTCAGGTTCAATGAAGGGCGAACGCATTAACACAGCCTCTCAAGCGTCATATGCAATGTCATCTGTTCTTGACCGTCTCAACATTAATCATGAAGTTATTGGATTCACAACTAAAAACGGTGATCCACACGCAAAAGAAAGCTTTACGCATAATGGCAAAACGATTCGATACACAAGAACGGAAGGTTTATATATGCCAGTCATTAAAGGGTTTAATGAGCGCTTAACGCTCGAAAACCGCCATCGTTTTGCATGGTTGCCTCATGTTAGGTTCTTAAACACGAATGTTGATGGGGAGTGTCTTCAAATTGCGGCACAGCGGCTAAGCGCTCAAAAAGAAGCACGGAAAATCATTATGGTGTTAAGTGATGGTAATCCAAATGGTAGCGGCCCGACCCCAACGCTAAACAAACACCTCAAAACAACCGTTCAGGAAATTTCTCGCTCAGGATTTGAAGTTATTGGAATTGGAATCAATACGCAAAGCGTAAAAGAGTTCTATCCAAAAAATGTCGTTTTGAGATCTGTTGCCGACTTACCTAACACGGTTATTGGCGAGCTTCGCTCATTACTTCTCAAGTAATTCGTGAGCAAGATAGTCAGTTGGGGTTATTTAAATAATCAGTCAGTACTGACTATCTTTTCCTAGAAGATATTAGTATCATTCACGCATATTCAAAAGACAAAGTTTTGTCAAAATCTATCTTTGTGAGATTTAAAAAATGACTGTAAATCAAAATGAAACAATCGCATGCGAAATTTGTAAAGCTCAAGTGCATTCTATACCTCATCACCTTAATACTGATCACCCAAAGGTGACTTTTGAGAATTATAAATCTTCTTATCCTAATGCACCGACCCAATCGCCAGCTTTAATCGAGCGCATCAGAATGAAAGCGGAAGAGCAGAAGAAAAAGGCTCAAGAACAAGCGGCAGCTCAGCCAGCTCAACCAAGTTCGGTAATTCAAAAGCCGGGTTCGTTCGTCGCTAAAGACACCTTAGTTGCGCGTAATTTACATGAAATTTTTGAAATCTCTGGCCCAGAAGGTAAAAACGCACAGGGTGATCCAATCCCAGTATCTTGTATTGAGAACTCATCATCACCAGACATGGTGCCTGAAATTAACAACACATACGTTTTTGAAATTGATGTGTTGAAAAATACCCTTATCGCGCTTGAACTGAATATTCCTTTTTATGTTTGGGGCCACAAAGGTACTGGTAAAACAGAACTTATTGATCAGGTGGCTGCAAGAACTGGTCGACCAGTCGTTCGTATTCAGCACACCGCCAATACAGAAGAAGCACATATCGTCGGCATGTGGACTGTAGTTGATGGAAACATGACTTTCCAACTTGGGCCGTTGGCGTTAGCGATGAAGCATGGCTGGTTATATCTTGCTGACGAATATGACTTTGCGCAGCCAAGTGTATTGTCTGTTTATCAAGCTGTTATGGAAGGTAAGCCGCTCAACATTAAAGAAGCTGACCCTGAAAATCGCATTATCAAACCTCATCCAAATTTCCGCTTCTGTGCGACGGGTAACACCAATGGTACGGGTGATGAAACAGGTTTGTATTCAGGAACAACCATTCAAAACACGGCGAACTATGACCGCTTTGGCATGGTGATGGAAAAGCATTACATGTCTAAAGAAGATGAAGCAAAAGCCATTGTACGTCACACACAAATTGACCCAATAGATGCGAAAAATCTAGTTGAGTTTGCAACTAAGGTGCGCGCTGCTTATAGCAATAAAGAAATTAGCGATACGATTTCTTTGCGCTCTCTAATCTATGCGGCGAAATTAGGTGTGATGCGCGGCTCTATGAATACGGGTATCTCTTTAGCTTATGCCAACAAACAATCTTCCCGCGATTACGAAATTGTGAAGGGAATTGCGCAGCGAGTGTTCGGGGAATTCCGAACACTTCTTTGGGAGATAGCGGCATGAATAAATCAGTAAACGAACTCTACAAAGAGCATGTTGGCTTAATCAACAAAGTAACAAGCAACATTTTAAAACGTGTTGCCAATATGCAAAGCGCAGGGATGCAGGTTCCGATCGAACTTCAAGACGGCGAAGACATTCACAACCTACTTTTTGAAGTTTTCGTGAAAACGATCAAAGGCTTTGATGAGAAACAAAATTTTCGTTTCTCGACCTACTTCGTAAAGTCGGCATATAACCGTATTAATCGCATTATCGAAAATGCTGTTGGCGACCGTTCGATTAATACAGTCTCTTTCTTTGACCTTGCGAATCATCACGAAAGCGAGCCGGTAGATGCCGAAGTCTTTTTGGACGTAGAGCAGGAAAACTCATTAGAACAAGTGGATCTATCCAACCTTCTTAGCTACGTGCAAAAGCAATTAAGTCCTTTGGCCGTAGCGCTGCTTAAACAGGTTATTCATCCAGACCAAGAATTTGAGCGCGAGTATGAGGCTCAATATGCCAAAAGAGAGTTTGCGCTTCAATTTCACAGCTCCCACTACAAAGCGATGGTAAAGCCTCTCAATCTCGCATTTATTGTGCGCTGTGTTAAACGCACAGCAAGAAACAATAAGGAGTTGGTGCTAATCGACGAAGCAGCAAAAGAGATCCGCAAATTGCTTAGCAATGAGCTTATGTGACGCTTTTAAGTTAGTCAGCTAACAAACATCAGTTAAACGGTTTAAAGCGCTGTATGCGCAAAAGAGAGCGAATTAATGACACACGAAAATGAACATAAAAAAGCTGCATTGAATGCGCCCGCTTGTTTTGGTGCCGTCTCATGTTTTTCTCATGAAAGTGCGGTATGCAAAGAGTGTCCAGCATTTGAACAATGTATTCCAGCGGTAACAGAGACGTTAAATCGCATTAAGGGCGTAATTAACGTTGAGGACTATTTGAAAAAACACGAAAAGGCCAAGAAAGAAGCGAGAGCGCGCATTGAAGAGCGTATGAAGCAAGAAATGGCTGAAAAAGCAGCTGAACGCAAAGAAATGCCTATGCCTGAAATGAAAGTGCCGCGCAAAACTAAGGTTGAGAAGGTCGAATTTAAATTAACAGACGATCAAAACACTCTAATCGCAGAGCTTCCAGTGAAAGCACAGTCGTTTGCGGTACAGCTTTGTAAGACTGGTTTAGTCGACCGTATCAAGAAAGACCTTACAGCTGGTGTTAATCCACTTGAAAAGACTGGCCCAAAGTGGCTTGCAATCCTTATTGAAATGTTAATTAAGGGCGGGGTAACACGCGCACAATTGAAGAGCGAGTATATGAGCCGTCTTGAGTGGTCAGATGGTACAGCTGGCAGTCACACATCATTAGCTTTCAAGATTTTTCAGGCATTTGAAATCGCCGTTGAGTCTGAGTCAAAACTCATAGCTAATCCTAAGTTATTTGAATCTAATTAATTTTTACTTATTAAATTGCTAAAGGAATGTAATGAATATTAATCATGCCCTTTCCGTACAGTCGGACTTCTCGATTGGTCAGTCAATGCTTCAAGTTGATCATATCATTGAGAAAGCGAAGGAGTTGGGTTATCAATCGGTGGCTTTAGTGGATGATATGAGCGTGCATGCGTTAATTCAGTTCACTTACAAAGCTGAGAAAGAAGGCATAAAACCAATTGCTGGCGTGCGTGTACGTGTTTATGACGACCCTACCTACCGTCGACCTACAAAACAATCTCAAGAGATTCCTAAAGAAAATCTGTCGTTTATCTGTAAGGTTTACGCGAAGACTGAGGTTGGATTCAAAGGGCTGCTTAGGCTATTGACCGAAGCAAATACTCCAGAGCGCTTTTATTACAATCCACGCTCGTGTTTAAAAGACTTGCTTGAGTTAGAAGACGTCATCATATCTACAGGCGATATGTTCGGTATGTGTAGTCATCCAGACTATGAAAATATAGCTCGTCAACTCAAAGCGCGTTTTGGTGAAGATTTCTATGCGGAACTTTGCCCTATAAACACTCCCCTTTTCGACAAAATGAATAAGCGCGCAATCGAGCTGGTTGGCTCATTGGGCTGCAAGCCACTTGTCACCTACCCTTTCCGCTACTTAGATAATGCAGACGCTAGTACGATGGATGTGATGAGTGCCATTGCGAGTAACACGCAGTTAGATGCACCTTTTCGCAGTCGTCAGTATGTTAAGGAATTTGCATTTGTAGAGCCTAGCGCAATCATAGACCGCACTAAAGCTGCTATTGCACGCGGAATTAAGTTTAATCGCACTGTACTTGACCCTAAATCGGTAACTGCAATTTGGACAAATGGCATTAAGAACTGCGAAGAAGTAGTGCAAAAGTGCCAGTACAAGTTTGAAAAACAACCAGTTTCATTGCCTAAACTCGCTAATGATGAGTTTAAGAAGTTGTGCGAGTTATGCGTTGAGGGTTGGAAAAAACGTTTTAGCAAGCCCGTCTTAGGCTATTTGCCACCTAAAAATTTACTCGATACCGTTTACAAAGAACGCTTAGGCTATGAGTTAAAAACGCTTAAAAACATGGGTTTTGAATCTTACTTCCTTATGGTTGAAGACCTTGTTACATGGGCGAAAAACAATGGTGTGATTGTAGGTCCGGGACGTGGTTCGGTTAATGGTTCACTTGTTGCGTATCTAATCGGTATTGCCGACGTCGATCCAATTCGATTCGGTTTGATCTTTGAGCGTTTTATTAACCCTGAACGTTTAGACTTACCCGATGCTGACTTGGACTTTGCCTCTTCACGTCGTCATAAGGTCGTTGAGTATTTGATTGATAAATACGGTAAAGACTACGTAGCGGGTATTTCCAACTATTCGACCTTAGCCTCTGCGTCAGCGCTACGTGATGTTGGTCGTCTAAGTGGTTTAACACCTCTTGAACTCACAGCTTCAAAATTCGTACTCAAAGATCATGGCCAAACAATGTCTTTGGAAGAGTCAGCTAAAGCGGTTCCTGAATTAGAGAAATTTAAAAAAGCACATCCTGAGATCTGGAAGCACGCGGTCAAACTTGCAGGCACAATGAAGTCATTTGGCCAACACGCTGCCGGTATTGTTGTTGCAGGTGAGCCGATTGTGAATCGCGCTGTATTAGAGCGAAGATCTGAAGACACTGTGGTCAATTGGGATAAACGCGTTGTAGAAGATTGCGGTTTGGTCAAAATGGACTTACTCGGTTTGTCCACTTTAGATACGCTGAATATCGCCCGTGATTATATTAAAGAACGTCATGGTATTTATCTAAATTACTTAGAAATTCCATTAGATGACCCAAAAACATTGCAAGCTTTCGCAAACGGTAATACTACGGGCGTGTTCCAGTTTGAATCAGGAGGCATGAAGCAGCTGCTTAAAGATATTGCGAAAGGCGGTTCAATGACCTTTGATGATATTTCAGCTGCAACCGCGTTGTATCGTCCGGGTCCGATGGATTCAGGACTTTTAGATGATTATGTTGCTACGCGTCAGGGTATGCGTTCAGTAAGTTACGATCATCCTAATATGGTTGAAGCACTCAAAGACACGCTAGGCGTCATAATCTATCAAGAACAGGTAATGAAAGTCTCTGTGGATTTTGCAGGTTTTACAAATGCTGAAGCGGATAAACTCCGTAAAGCAATGGGTAAAAAGAATGTAGATGAAATGGCTAAAATGCGTCAAAAGTTCATTGATGGCGCCGTTGCTAAATCAGGAGTAGAACCAGGAGAAGCCGGTCGCATCTTTGACAAGATCGAAGCCTTTGCTGGCTATGGTTTCAACAAAAGTCACGCAACGGCTTATTCGATTATCTCGGTATGGTGTGCATACGTTCGTGTCCACTACCCTGCTGAGTATTTCGCAGCCTCTTTATCAATCGTAGACGAAGACAAATTGAAGGGGTTGGTAAAGGATGCGCGCGAATGCGGTATCGAAGTATTGCCGCCCGATATTAACTTATCTTCTGATCGTTACACCATTTTAGACAATCACAACATTCTTGCACCTTTTAACGCTGTAAAGGGTGTGTCAGAGACAACGGCGCGCGCTATTGTGAAATTACGCGAAAAGCATCGTGACTTGAAGATTGTTAAGTATAAACGCGACAAAACACCCGTTTGGGGCTATGACGACGATGCGCCAATTAAAAAACGTTTTGATAGTCTCTTTGAGTTCCAAGAAGCAGCAGCACAGCCTAAAACAAAGGTAAACAGCAAAGTGGTTGAATCGCTTAATGCAATTGGCGCTTTAGCGAGTGTTGAGCCTACTCAATTACCTGCACGACACGTCGACCGTCGCAAGGCTCAAATGGACTTATTGCCCGGCATTATCATTGATACTGTAAAAGCTGACCGTGTTGCTGATCTAACCGAGCAGCATTTAAAGAGTCGCATCATTATGGTGGCTCAAGAATACAAACAGTGTGACGCTTGTGATTTGAAAGGTAAAAAGCACCCTACTATGCGCTGTGGTAACAAAGTTAAGTTTATGGTTGTCACAGATTGTCCTAACGTCGATGAGGACAAACAAGACAAACTTATGGTCGGTGATGTCTCAACTTATCTTAAACAGGCAATTAAAGACGCTGGCTTAAATCCTAGTGATGGTTATTACACAACTATGGTGAAAGCGCGTAAATCAGATAAGTTTCTTACTAACTCGCAGATTAACAACTGTAGTAAGTACTTGGAAGAAGAGATAAAACTCGTAAAACCGAGCATTATTGTTGCGCTAGGATCTTCGGTGGCCAAAAAGTTCTTACCGTCGGTTAAAGGTGGAATATCAGAACTGAATGCTACAGCGGTTTATGACCCAACGCTTGATGCAACAATCGTATGCGGGATTAGTCCAGCTCAATTACCGTTTGACCCTTCAAAATTACCAGACCTTACTTTAGCCTTTGAAAAAGTGGCTGAAGTATTAAGTTGATTTATCTGAAAAGTCAGTCACTACTGATTGACTTTTCGTTTAATAATTTTATAGTGACACCTTATTTTTAACGCAGAGGTATTTATGACAACTCAAACACAAGATTTCGCAACAGAACAGGACTTAGACAAACTATTTGAAGAATTAGACATGCTTGGCGAAATGCATTCTACGCCAGCTGAGCAACCTTCTGCACCAGCAGCAGAACCACAGCCTCAAGTAGTTCAACAAACAGTGACCGCACCTTCTCCACAGCCTCAAGCGGTACCTGAGCCGCCAGTGCAGCAAGTTATTACTCCTGAGCCAACCCCTGTTGCATCAACACCTCAAGCTATGTTCGCCAATTTTAATGTTGGTGGAATGCTTAAACACGCTGAAGGAAAAGTTGAATTAGAACCAGAGACTCAAACACCCCCACCACAACAGCAGACTACGTTACAACCGCCAGTTCCAGAAAGGGTGGACAATGATGCAGATCAAAAAGTTGTTGATCAAATATTTGCTACGACCGCTTCTACTCCATCCGCCGCTCCTGCTAATACTAGCGTCGTACCACCTATCGCAACTGCTCCTAAAAATCCTCAACCTATTGCTGAGCAAGCTGCTCCAAGCCCTGCGCAACAAACATCAGCAATGGCTCAACAAAAGCGAGCAACGGGATATGTCGGAAAATTAGGTATCACATTAGAAAACCTGAAATACAAGCCGGATGTACACGCATTTCAGATAGAAACAGCGATTTCCGATGTCACAATTGACCAATGTATGACAGCTCAACCTTCATTAATGGCTTACTGGTCAGCTCAACAAGCTCTCGCAGATCATCAGCAAGCACTGGCGAAGCGACAGCTCGAACATGTAGAAGCTACGTTGTTTCAGGTGTACCGTAAATCACTTATTAAAGCAGGTGAAAAGCCTACTGAACGTCTCATTGACGCTTATATTCGCAGAGACCCAACATGGGAACTGGCTTATGACGTACATGCTACGGCAACGCAATACGCCAACATCCATAAGGGAAATGTGTTTGCGCTTGTACATCGTCGTGACATGTTAATTCAACGCGGATCTAGTTTGCGCGCCGAGCTACAAGGTCAGATGCGGATATTAAATCAAGATAATCATAATGACGATTCGATGGCCGCGGTTGAAAACGCTGCTCGCTCATTAAATCGTACATATACCCAATAATTCTTATTGAAAAGATCAGTCAGTACTGACTATACTATCAACCGTTAAAACAAGCGAATCGCAGCACGTCGAAATGAAGCGATTCGCAAGTTTTAACAAGTCTCAAAGCAACAAAGCAATCAACGCAAAGCTACTCAAGGAAATTGTAACATGACTCAATTCGTTTTAGACCCAGCTAAATTAATGGAAACCGCAGCAAATAAGCAAAACGCTATTCGCTCGCGTGAGAAAACTCTCAAACCTAAAGATGGGTCGAATCGTTATGTATTACTTCCGGGGTGGGGTTGGAAGCAAGGTAAGCAAGACGTGTGGTTCCACGATTTCGGTATGCACTTTATTAAAGATGCAAACGGTGATCTACAGTCTACTTATGTTTGTTTAGATAAGACATTTGGCAAGGATTGCCCGATCTGTGGCGCTTTAAAACAAGCTGCTAACATAGCTACAACAGAAGCTCAAGTCGAAGCATTAAAAGAGTGTGGTTCACGCCAAACTTATTTAATGAACGTTTTGGCTTTAGATTCTGACCGTCCAAACGATCCGCAAATCTTAGAAGTGCCTAAAACAGTATTTAGCGCAATCTTTGATGTATTGGCTAAATGGGGTGCGCGTTTATTTGATCCTAACGGTTCACAAGTCATTGTGATTAACCGAAACGGCTCAGGTATGAACACCAAATACACTGTTTTACCAGATGCCGAAACCAAACCAGTTCCTCCACAAGTTTACGAAAAACTTAACAATCTTGATGAATATGTTTCTCAAGAAAATGACGAACGTTTACAACGCTCGTTAGGACACGTTCAACAAGTTGTAGGTTTGTTACCGCCCGCTCAAAGCAACGATACGCCTCGTACTGCACCTGCTGCAATTGGCTTAGCTGCTGGCGGCGCTGCGCAACCTGCATATCAACAGACCGCAGAGGAAATTTCGTATACCGAAGTTACTCAGCCTGCACAACCTCAAACGGTTGAGCATGCCCCGATCAACCTTAACACTGATTTAGAAGCGTTATTAGACCTCGATATTCCAGTTTAACGGTTAATCAACAAGAAGCCGCCGCAAGGTGGCTTCTTCGTCAGAGGGTATCAAATATGCCACATTTAACGATTTTAATTGATGCGAACTCTATTGGTTACGCAGCTCATCACGCTACAAAACTGCATTCGGGTGTTATGCAAACTCAGGCAGTGTACGGTTTTCTTCGTACAGTGCGCGAATTACGCATCCGCAACCCGTTAGCAACAATCTATGTGCTATGGGATGGAAAAGCTCAATTTCGCTTTGATATGTGCCCTGAATACAAAATTAAGCGCGTTGCTGATACACCTGAAAAGGTCGCTGATAAAGAAGCTTACAAAGCGCAGTTACCGTTTATCAAAGCGGCTCTATCTGCTTTAGGCATTACGCAGATTCTTTCATACATTCATGAAGCTGATGACTTAGCTGGAATCTTAGTAAAGCAAATCATGAAAAATCCAGATCAAGAAATCTTACTTGCGTCAGGCGACGTAGATTGGGTGCAACTCATACGTCGTGGTGTGCGTTGGCAAGATTTGCGTGACAAACGAAATGAGAAGGTTATTACCTTTGAAAATTTTGTTGAAAAGACTGGCTATAAAACTCCACTAGCGTTTTTGGAGGGCAAAGCTCTTCAAGGCGATTCTTCTGACTGCATACCGGGAGTTGGCGGTATTGGTGAAGCAACAGCGCCGTTATTTCTAGCTGAACATGGTTCGGTTGGGAAATTCATTCAACGTTGCGAAAGTGGCGAAATTAAACCAGCCAATAAAGCTCAACGCTCATTGTGGAAAGGCACTTCTCCCTACACGAAAGAGCAATGGAAAAACTTATTCCATTATCAACGTGACGACTCTCTAAGTGACGAAGAGAACGAGAAGGAACACAAGAAACAGCTGAAAAAACACATGGACGCATATATCGGTCAAGGTCGTTCGATCTTCATTCGAAATATGAAAATCATGCAGCTGATCAACCCACATCCTTTAGAGAAGCAACACCTTGAAATAGACAAAGGCAACTTTGACTTAGACAAGTTCATTGACATATGCGCGGAGCTGAACTTCGCATCCATTTTGAACGTAATTGATAACTTTGTTCAACCGTTCAAACAAGCATTACCGACACAAACTAATTGAGATTAAAGACATGACAGCACAAGCACAAATCGACGCACTAAATGACGCATTATTCAAAGCAATCGGTGATAACCATGCAGAACAAGCGGTCACTCGTTGGATTGATACGGGCAACCCTGAATTAAACCGCATTATTTCAGGAAGCTACGAAGGCGGTTTGCCATTTGGTCGAATGGTTGAAGTATTTGGAGAATCATCTACTGGTAAAACTGCTGACGCTACTGAATGGATGGTTCGCGCTCAGAAAATGGGTGGCTGTGCAATCTTCATTGACTGGGAACGCTCTTTCGATGTTCGTTTGGCTGAAGGGTTCGGTCTTAACACACAGCGTCCATATTGGATTTACGCGAAGCCTGCAACATGGGAGGAAGGAAACACACTTGCCGCTAAAGCGTGCCAGTTAATTCGTGCATCTAAAGCTATTCCTGATGATGCGCCAATTTTAGTTGTATTTGACTCTATTGCTGCTGCATTACCTAAATCGCAAGCTGGCAAAGAAATTGATGAATACACCATGAATGACACTACGGCGCTGGCTCGTGTAACGTCTTCTACGTTAAAAACCATGAGTCACCGAGCTGAAGAGTTTAGCGCGACATTCGTATATCTCAACCAAATGCGCTTAAAGCCGGGTGTTATGTTTGGTGATCCTCGCTGTTTACGTGGTGACGTTCAAATTCCCTTTGTTGATGGCACAACTGCAACAATCAAGGAAATCGTTAAGAACAAGATCAACAAGGAAGTGTGGTCATACAACGAAACAACAGGTGAAATTGAGCCTAAATTTATCGTTGATTGGCATGACAATGGCTCTATCGCTGATACCGACAAGCGTTGGATTCACATTCGAGCAACTACACCTGAAACGAAGAATGGCGTATCTGCGGTTACAGCAACAAACGATCACAAAATTCTTACTCGCGAGTGTGGCTGGATTAACGCAGAGGATGTGAAGGTTGGCTATCACCTTGTTACTCATAAGCACAAAACCGCCTATGCTGTCGTCACAGAGGTTCGCGAAGGCGGTAAGAAGTTAGACACCCGCATGTATGACATTACCATTGAGGGCAATCACAACTTCCTTGCGGGCAACAAAGACAATGGCTTCATTGTTCACAACTGCACACCAGGCGGAAAAGCAATGGAGTTTTACGCTTCTGCACGCTTGGCTTTAGGTCGTCAAAAAATCATGGACAAAGACGAAGTTGGTGAAAAGGAATTTGTGGGCCAAAACATTACCGTTCAATGCGTCAAAACAAAATTCACTCGACCGTTCCAAGAGTGCAATTTACGCATGATGTACAACGAATTTGATGTGGCTTACTTCGATCATATCGCCGCTATGCTTGATCATTTAATTAAGCGCGGTTGGATTGAATACAACAATCCTCGTGTTACATGGACAGATGGCAAGAAGTACTTTGTCAAAGAGCTTGTAGCCAAGTTAAACGCAGAACCTAATGGCATGGAGCAGTTAAAAGCTTTCTTACCCAAGTCCGATAAATAATTCTCAGGAGTAATAGTTAGACCGCCCTAAACTAAAAGTGTGAATAACATTTTTATTAGGGCGGTTTTGCTTATGAAACATTATGTTTTGGATTTTGTACCACCACTACAAGGCATGGATGATCACTTCAATACAATTCGTTTGGGGGTTACATGGTCAAAGAAACTTGCCGCTGGTGATCGAGTGTATCTCCAAAATTCAAAAACTAAAATGATCGAAGGTTTAGCGATTGTTGATCGTGTAATTGTCGGGAAGCTTGGCGAGCTATGCGCTTATTACGGTGCTGATAATCACACCGAAATTGACAGCGAAGACAAATGCAGAAGCGCAGAGCGCTTATATAAATTAACCTTAAAGCTTTACGGGCCACACATCGCAAGCGCAATGAAGAAATCAACAGTTATTTATTTAAGGCGAATAGAGTGACTATAAAATTTGATGAGAAGTTTCCTGAAGGGAAATACAAAGGGCGAACACCGGCTGAACTTATTCTCATGCTTCAGAATGACTCCGATTTTGAAGGTGTTGATTACTTATTGTGGTTGAGAAAATTTCGAGCGGGTAAGTTTGGTGGTTTGGCAAGTACATTTGACGAAACCGTCAACGCAATTATCGACTTAATTGTTTTTGAAGTGCCGGAGTTAAAGAAAAGATATCCAGTTACCGTCTACACAAAGCTAGAAGCCAAAGAAATTTTCGACAAATATCATAAAGAAGCTCAAGAAGCCGCAAAACAGGAAGCGATTAGAAAAGAAATGAAAGCTCGCGCAGATCGCGAGCGAGCGGAACGCTACAAAGGCAAATGGGGGAGCTGGGCATAATGTTAGAAGAACAGTTAGAGCCAGATCTAAACGTTGTTGAGCATCTTTTTCAACAAGGCAATTATGTTTACCGTTTAATGTTTTTAAGCAATGCAAATGAAACCAAAATGGCTTTTTTGAAGGGTCTCTATAATTGGCGAGAACCACATGCGCCTCCAATGGAAACAATCCTTTTAACATCTGAAAACACAGATAAAGAAGAGCTGTTCGCCAATGGAAAGACTTTCATTGAGGAAGTCAAAAGAGATGTAGCTGGAAAGGCCGAATATATTTGGTGGGCATCGCCTCTTTATTTTAACGATGACAGTCAAATGTGTATGTTAGAGACGAAACTAACTAGAACAGTTGGTTTTTATTATAAAAATGCGGTTTTGAAGTTCTTTCGAGATCCACCCGTTCCGAAACGCAACAATCCAAATTGGGGAGCTTGGTCATGAAATACATCCCGAATCTAAATGCTGAGCTAAGCGTCTTAGAATACCGATTTAGAAACGAGTATGAAAACAGCCGTCTAATGATTATCTCCACGTTAGACAGAACTAAGATGGCTTATGTCAAAGGTCACACGCGTCGAGACGTACCAGAATTAGGCTCTCAGCGACCCGAAGTGAAATTATCCAATGATGAAGAGCATTTCAATGTTGGGGAGCTGTACAGCTATGCCCTTGATGAAATTCACACCTACATGCGCGAACACAATGATGCCACTCATCATAAATGTGAACGCGAGGAGTACACTGTATTTTTTAATAACTCGTTTAGAGCGGGAGAGCTGATTGGAAAGATAGAAGGGGCTGTTGGTGGCTCAAAAGCCAGAGAAGTGCTGTGCTTTCTTGGGGCGTATTTTGCGCTCACCAAAGAAAGTGTAGATCAACCCGAAGTTCCAAATCCAAAAAGAACAAATCCTAATTATTCAAAAAGAACAAATCCTAATTGGGGGTTATTTTCATGAGAAAACCACACTCAATCAACGGCAAACAAGTCGGCATGGTTTACACGCAAGGCGGCAAATCTATCTACTTGGCCATGAGATCAGGAGCTAAGAATCGCAATATTGATTTAAAGACCAACTCATGGCTTTTTGAACCTATTATCATCAGTCATTGTATTAACAACTCAATTGATGCAATTGGGGTAGTTCACCGCGTAAACAAGAAATGCACTTACTACCTCACCCCTTTAAGCCACTTTCTCGAGAACTGCGAACCACACAGCACATCAAAAGGCTTGTACAAACGTTTAAACATGAACAAATTCATGATCAATTCAGAGCGTTTTCACGGCAATCTTGAAAAATCACTCAAAATTAAGTAGCCTATTATTCAGTCACCAATGACTTACTTTTAAAATGTTCATATCTGAAACAAACAAAGAGTTTAAAGATATGAACATTTCTAACAATCGCACGATTGACCGAGCAGCTAAAGCCTTAATTAAGGAAGGTTGGACATATCGCCAAAGTAAAGGCGGTCACGTTGTCTTGAAAGACCCAAAAACGGGCTTTTCTCTCCCCGCTCCTGTTTCTCCTTCTTGCCATAGAGCCGAGAAAAATTGGCTTTCAGCTGTGAAGAAAATACGACAAGGAGTTCGACCATAATGATTTTGACATCCGCGCTGACATGCCTAGCTTTGAACATTTACCACGAAGCACGAGGTGAACCAAAGCTAGGCAAAGAGTTAGTTGCAATTACCACCCTTAACCGCGCTGAAGGCGACAATAGTAAAATTTGTCAGGAAGTCCTTAGAAAACATCAATTCTCATGGACTGCAAGTAAGGTAAGCGGTAGAACGCTCAACAGCAGCGGAAAGCCAAAAGAAAAAGAAGCTTGGGAAGATTCAAAACGAATTGCAGAACAAGCCTTAAATGGTCGATTTTCAGTTCCAGTACGGTACAGCGGTGTTACTCATTTTTTCTCACATCGTAAGCGAGGCTGGGAAAAACAACTCAAATATGTTGGTCAAATAGGCAACCATCATTTTTATATGGCAAAATAATCAGTCAGTACTGACTTATTTATGTCTATAATTATCACACAATTTTGTGGAAACTATATCTATGAAACCTTATGGCATTCAGTCAGATTCGCATCACCATAATTGGAGTGCGTTTTCACACACTACTGCTAACGGTATCAATAACCGTTTAGAAGGGTGTTTAAACGAAGTTCGCCGTCTTGCAGCAGAAGTTAAAAGCGCAGGCGGCAACACTATTTATCACACAGGTGATTTATTTCATGTGCGCGGGCAGATTGCGCCCTCAGTACTAAACCCTACGCTTGATGTTTACCGCCAATTGATTGAAGAAGGTTTTATCATTCGTATATTAGCTGGCAACCATGATCTTGAAGATCGTCATGTCACACGCACCGGCTCTGCAGTAACAGCATTAGAAGGTATCGGTTGTCAAATCGTTAATAAGCCTACTTTCTTCAATGATGATCGTGTTGTGATGATACCGTGGATTGAAAGCGTAAAAGGGCTTAAAGACGAGATAGAAAAGGCTAAAAAGCACATCGAATCAATGCCATCCCCTCCGCCTTTGCGCTCTATGGAAAGCATAAGTGATTGGACGTTAATGATTCATGCGCCTGTAGACGGCGTTATTGCGGGATTACCTGAGCATGGACTTACCGCAAGTGATCTTGAGCAATATGGATTTAAGCTCGTATTTAGCGGTCACTACCATCATCACAAACAACTTAGCGAAACTGTTTATTCGGTAGGTGCATTGGCTCACTACACATGGTCTGACGTTGGCCATAAAGCAGGATTCTTAGTTGTAAATAACACCGATGTGCGTTGGTACAAATCCCATTTACCTGCCTTTGTTGAAATTGATGGCTCAATGGATGAATTAGACATTCAAGCTGTTGTGCCTGGTAACTATGTCCGCGCAAAAATCAAGATCGTTAAACAAATCGAAATTGAGCAGTTCCGCAAATACCTTACAGATATTGGCGCTCAAGGTGTGACGATCATTGCGTCCAAACCAGTTGCAGACGTTCAACGTGCAAACGCAGCGGTAAAAGCTGGCGCGTCAATTGAGTCGTCCGTAACTCAATTTATTACTAACTCGCCGTTAAACAGCCCTCAACTTGATGCGCTGTGCCAATCAATTTTGACAGAAGCGCGCATGGAGGTTGCTGAGTAATGGAATTTTTAACACTCAAGATTAATAACTTCTTAACGATTGGCGAAGCCCGTCTTGATTTAGCTAATCGTGGATTATTGTTGGTGCAAGGTGAAAACAAAGACAACTCATCCGCAGACTCAAATGGTTCAGGTAAGTCATCCATTGTTGACGCTTTATGTTGGTGCCTCTACGGAACTACCGCAAGAGACGTTACAGGAGATTTAGTCATTAATAAGACGGCCAAAAAGGATTGTGCGGTCGAACTCACGATTCATGACAATGGACAGTGTTACAAAATCGCTCGTCACCGCAAACATGCGACACACAAAAACGCGCTGATTGTCTTAAAAACCGATATTTACGGCAATGAGTTACCTAATGGCAACATCACGAAAGGCACTGATAAAGAAACTCAGGAGCTTGTAGTTGATATTGTTGGTTCTACGCTAGATGTCTTTATGTCATCCGTATATGCGGGTCAGGAAATGATGCCAAACCTCCCCGCCCTTACGGATAAAAACCTGAAAGTCTTAATTGAAGAGGCGGCTGGCATTCAGGTTTTAGAGCAAGCGCACACCATTGCAAAACGTAAGTTAGCCGAAGTTAAAGCGAAGCTCTCAAATAAGCTCACAATACGCGATAATTTTGCGACGGTACTTGCGACCATGCAGAGTCAACTGGCTGAGACACAAGCGAAATTAAAGCAGTTTGACGACACAAAAGAGTCACGCGCTAGAGCTGTGTTGAGCGAAGCGTTACCGCTGAAGAAGGCTATTGAAGACATCAAAGTCCAAATGGGCAATACCGACATTAACGCTCTCAATGCCGAGAAACAAAGTATTGAAACCGCGATTAGTAAAGCGGAAGATTTAGTTAATGAGGCAAAGAAATTAACTCAGATCCGTGATGACTTGGGTATCAAGTACCGCATCACTAATAATAATTATTCTTCTCTTAAAACTAATTTAAATAATTTAGCGACCAAAATTCGAGGCATTGACGGTTTAGTTGGTACGCCTTGCACACAGTGCGGTAAAGAATATTGCGCTAGTGATTTACAGCAAGCGCGGTCGGTTCAAATGAATCAAGCCCAAGTTGCAAAACAAGATGCGCTGAAAGCCAAAGCCGAAATGGAACAGGTGAAAGCTGAATTTGAAGCGGCTGAGAAGAACCTCAATGACTTCCTTCAAAACAATTCGCTGGACGTTCGCAAGCTCTATGCTGACAAGGCTGCTGTTGAAGGCGCAATTGCTGCATTTACTTCGTCAAGCTCTGAGATTGACCGCAATCTCAAGGACATTGAAAGAATCAAAAAGCGCGCAAAAGATGTAATGAATGAGGCGAATCCATTCTCAGCAATGGAAGCTGACCAACAAGCAAAAATTGCGGATTACATCGCAAAGAACTCTGCAATTGATCAGGAAGTGCAGGAATTGCAAGCGTTAGTTGAATTACATGAACATGCGGTTTTGATTTATGGCCCATCAGGTGTGCGCGCTCATATTCTCGATACAGTTACGCCGTTCTTGAATGAGCGAACCGAAGACTATCTCGGCGCACTTACTGACGGCAACACTCATGCGGTTTGGTCGACCTTGACGCTTAACAGCAAAAAAGAGCTTAAAGAAAAATTCACAATCGATGTCCGTGACAATACGGGCGGAGAGTCATTTAAAGGTTTGAGCGGCGGTGAAAAACGTAAGGTTCGTTTAGCTACCGCTTTAGCACTGCAAGATCTGGTTGCTAGTCGCGCAACCAAGCCGATTAGTTTGTTCATCGGTGACGAAATTGATGATGCATTGGATAAATCAGGTCTTGAACGTCTTATGGGTGTGCTTGAGCGAAAAGCACGAGAACGAGGCACCGTGATCGTTGTGTCGCATTCAGAGCTGCGAGATTGGATTGACGATGTTGTGGTAGTCACTAAGGAAAATGGTTACTCAACTGTGAGCGGTGCAAATCTCGTTTAATCCCGTCTAAACATACCGCTAATACGCACAGATTGCGCGTATTAGCGCGTTTTTCGTTAAGGGCATACAAATTCACACATTAATTGCAAGGAGAGCATTTGTGAACATCTATGAAGCTATTGAGGATGAAGTCCTCGCTCAGCTAGAAAAGGAGGACAGTTTAATTCAGCAGCATTTGAATTTGTGCGCAAATGAGGATGCAAAACTCGCTTCAAAAGTGAAGGAAATCCTTTCTGGCGTTGTGCATCAAATGAATGCTGAACTTGATATGAATGCTAACGACTCTGAATTTTCCCCTCTGTCATTTGCTAACGAGTTTATGTTGGCTCAGGGTGGGAATATTCAGGTTCGAAAAATCTATAAAAGCGGTACGGACTCTTGGACGCAGCGAGAGTTTTTGGGTGGAGAATCATTCCTTTTGTTTAAGGCTGGCATAAATGAAAGCCTCATTGAGCAAATGGACTTTTGGAAAGTTCAAGAGGACATCCTTGATTTAATTCACCTCCGCTTCAGACCCGCTTTTGCTGCCGATTTTGCAGAAATCATGGTTGATATAAATCGTGGCCGTCAGCTTTTTAACGGATTGCATGAAACGCTGACGGAAGTTTTCGACAGCTTGTCATTTAGACCAGCGATCAAATCAATCCAAGAGGCAAAAGCGGAAATCAAGAAGCTCCGCTGTGTGCGCGAGCAAAAGATTCAAAGTTTAAAAAACAATGTGGCAGTGTGGTAAAAAATGAGTAATACAGTACGCGTAATCGGGATTGACCCATCATTAAAGAATTTCGGAATCGTAGTTGCCGATGTGAATTTGGATGATCCAGATCTTTCATTCTCTGTTGTGAGCATGAACTTAATTAAATCTGAAGAGAACAAGGCAACTAAAAAAGTTGTTCGCAAAAACAGTGATGACTTACGCCGGGCAAAATCGCTTCATGATGGTTTAAAAGAAGCTTGTAAGGGTGCTTCATTTGCTATTTGCGAAGTTCCTGTTGGCTCTCAGTCAGCGCGAGCAATGGTTTCTTACGGTATTTGCATTGGGGTTTTGTCTAGTTGTCCGCTTCCTTTAATTCAAGTCACACCGACCGAAGTAAAATTAGCTGGAACCGGCATTAAAACCGCAACAAAGGGCGAAATGATCGAAGCTGCAATGAATGCTCATCCTGAAGCTAAATGGCCAATGCGAAAAATCAAAGGCGTACTAGAGCCATTAAGTAGTAACGAACATTTGGCAGATGCTACTTTCGCGATTAAGGCAGGTTTGGACACCGACGAGTTTAAATCTGCAATTCAGATGCTCAAGCAGTTAAAAAATGCCCAACTAAATTAAAAAATTAGGCACTAGATCAGTCAGTACTGACTATACTATTAAGGCGGCGATTTGTCGCCTTAATATTTTATTTATTAGGTTTTTGGATCACCAACAGATGAGCAATGACAAACTAAAACTCTTTGCAGAAGGAAATCCCGCTCGTGTTACCGTTCGGTTAGACCCCCTCGAAAGAGATATTGAAGCCGCACTTAGTTACTCCAAAAGTAAGGCTATGAAAATAGCGGTAAACGAAGGCTTCATTTCCTCTCAATGCCTGAATTGTCATTGCTTTAAGGTTCAAAGCGAAGTTGTTCGCACTCGCAAGAGCTGGGAGGATGAGCTAAGAGTAACGATAAGATGTGATTCGCAAACGATTTTTCGACCAGTTATCTGCCCTGCTCCATTAGGCGCAAACGAGCTAACAAACAGCTTATCAAATCTCACATCGAGAGTAAGTGCGGCAGACCTTTCAGTCAAAGCAAGCGCAAGTGCAATTTCTTCGTTGGTAAGTCGAGTTGATTATGACTCGTTGCGGAATAAAAAAGCTGAATCATGGGATGGCTATTTTGAACGTGACTCAATTATCGTTCCACCCATAACGCCAAAGAAAACACCTGAAGAGCTAGAAAAAGAGCTTGAAGAAGCCTCAGATGAATCAGTGGGCATCACAAAAGATACCCCTCGAACTGGTGGGGTGGCATGGTGATTCTTCACAGACCTCGCAGCATGGGAAGGTTTGCCTTCAATCAAAAGCTTATAGATCAGCTCACAAAGGACTTAGCAAGACAAGGTAAAGACGTATGGGTGACCTCTCCCCCCGCCAAGCCGTCATCAAAGGCGATTTACATGGATGAATGGGACTCTATAGACCCTATGGCGAATGCTTGGGCGAAATCACTGTTCTCAAACATTGTCAAAGACGGAAAAGCAGCAGTGGTGATCGGCGTCGACGAAATCGAACCTGAAAAGGCTGCTCCGCTTGCTTCAGATAAACCCCGAACAAAAGCATTTGTTTGGTAATTCTCGTGGCGAAAGCCACACAACGTAACGCAACAAGGAAACAAAATGACCAACCGTGTAACCAAACGCAACGGCTCTACGGAGCCTTTTTCTCAAGAAAAAATTGAGAAAGCGGTAATTTGGGCCACAAAAAACACAAACGTGCCACCTCAATTAGTTATTGATAATGCAATTATGCTTATCTATGACGGTATTAAAACAAGCGACATTCAAGAAGCTTTAATTAGCGCAGCATCTAAACTAACTTCTGCAACCATGACAGATGCTTCATTTGTAGCGGCTCGCTTATTGCTCTTAGATTTATACAAACTTGTATGCGGCGAGCAAGGAAAGGTCGATGGTGGTGGTTTTAAATATCCTCACATTAAGGATTACATTCAGGGGGGTGTTTCTTGCAACCTTCTCGACCCTGCTTTATTGCAAAGCTACGACCTAGATAGAATTAATGCCGCAATCAAGCCAGAGCGTGATTTGCTGTTTGGTTATTTAGGACTAGATACTCTAAAAGACCGTTACTTTATTCGCAAAAATCGCGATGTTAAGTACGAAAAAGCGACTGGTAAAACTTCAGGTGAAATTATCGAATTGCCGCAACATTTCTGGATGCGTGTAGCAATGGGTGTCGCAATTAAAGAAAAGCCTGAAAACCGCACGGCGCGCGCTCTTGAATACTATGAAATGTATTCAACTTTGAACTATATCTCTTCAACACCAACGCTTTTCAATGCCGGTACATTACGCCCTCAGTTGTCTAGCTGTTACTTAAACCAAGTATCAGACACGATCACAGCCGAACTTGGTGACAGTCGTTATGCTTCAATCTTTGGAGCCATTGAAGAAACAGCTTTATTGTCTAAGTTTGCTGGTGGTATCGGCACAGATTGGACACCTGTGCGTGGTGAAAATGAAATCATCATTGGTACAAATGGTATCTCTAGCGGTGTTGTGCCTTACATCAAAGTTCAAAACAATACAGCTGTCGCGGTAAATCAAGGCGGTAAACGTAAAGGTTCTGTGGCGCCTTATCTTGAATCTTGGCATCCTGATTTCATGTCCTTCTGTGAACTCAAGAAGGAAGCTGGTGATGACCGACTTCGTGCGCATGATGTATTCCCTGCCGCTTGGGTTCCTGATTTGTTAATGAAACGCAAAGAAGACCCGGAAGCAATGTGGTCGTTCTTCTCTCCGCATAAATTCCCTGAGCTTCATGAGTTGTATGGCGAAGAATTTGAAGCCCGTTATGAAGAGCTTGAAGCGCTTGGTGAATTTGAGTTCCAATTGCCTGCAATTAAAGTGTGGCGTCATATTCTTTCTAACTTGTTTGAAACGGGCCGCCCGTGGATTACATTCAAAGACGAGAGTAACCGCCGTAACCCTCAGTCGCATGTGGGGGTAATTCACCACAGTAACTTGTGTACCGAAATCACGCTAAATACATCTAAAGAAGAAACAGCTGTTTGTAATCTTGGCTCAATCAACCTAGCCGTTGTAATGTCGGGCGATAATCCATTAGAAAAATTGCGTACAGCAGTTCGTTTGGCCATCCGAAATCTCGACTCGGTGATTGACGTAAACTACTACCCATCAGAACGCGCCAAACTCTCTAACCTTCGTCACCGCCCAATTGGTTTAGGTGTAATGGGTTATTACGAGTGGCTAGTAAAACAAGGGGTAGATTTTGAAAGTGATCAACATCTTGAACAAGCAGACGCATTGTTTGAGGCAATTTCTTACTTTGCAATTGAAGCCTCAGCAGATCTAGCGCAAGAGCTTGGGTCATATCCTTCATTTGAAGGTTCTAAGTGGTCACAAGGCATCTTGCCAATTGACACTGCTAAGAAGATGGAAGATGGCAAGCCTTTCTTTGATCGCCCACGTCGTTTCGATTGGGAAGCCTTGCGCGAGAAAGTCAAGAAAGGCATGCGCAACTCAAACATCATGGCAATTGCACCAACGGCAACGATCTCAAACATTGCCGGTACAACCCAATGCACAGAAGTGCCATTCCTGCTTCAGTTCTATAAAACGAACTTAGGTGGCGTGTACAAAGTGATTGACCCATCGGTGCGTCATGTTGGAACAAACTATCACTTACTTAAAGAGGCGTTCTATGTTGATCAGCTATGGATTATTAAAGCCGCAGCTGTTCGACAAAAATGGATCTGTCAGTCTCAATCAACTAACTTGTTCGCTAAGCAAGGAACAACTGGTAGAGACTTAGACCTCATTTACACCGAAGCTCACCGCAAGGGTTTGAAGACCACTTACTACCTACGTGGCCAATCAGCTACCAAAGATTCAGCATCGGCAAAAGATGACGTCATTGAAGCATTGAAATCAGCAGTGGCTCAAGGGGCGACATTGAGTGATGCAGAAGCTCACCAACAAGCCAAATTGTGTTCGATTTTCGAGCCTGATTGCGAAAGTTGCCAATAATTTTAGGTTAATATAGTCAGTCACTACTGACTTATTATGCAGGGGTGTTTTTAACGCCCCTCTTTCATGGAATAAAGAAATGACATACGCAAACCGAATTAATGATCGACGCTTAATTTTAGGGCCAAAGGATGACCTTATGGCGATCAGCCCGATGAAACACACATGGGCCAGAGACATTCATCAACGCATGAAGGATAACAATTGGTTCCCCGAAGTGGTCGACTTGAGTAATGAAGGCATTTGCTATCGAGACAAGCTTACCGAAGCGGAACGTCGATTGTATGACAAGAGCCTTGCGTTTTTATCGAACCTTGACGGCATTCAATTTCACAATATCAACCAAAATATTGCAAAACATGTGACCTCACCGGAAGTTGCCATATGTTTGTCCCGTCAAGCTTGGGAGGAAGCCAACCATGTAGAGTCTTATGCCAAACTCATCGAAACGGTCTCAGCGGACCCAATGAGTGTCTATATGACATTTGAACGCGATGGTATTTTGGCGAAGAAAAACGAGTTTATTTTGCGTCAATCACGCATCTTGGGAGATCAGTTCTCAGCGCGTGGTTTTGCCCTTGCTTGCATTTCTAACGTCATGCTTGAGGGCGAGTATTTCTTCTCAGGATTCTTAGGATTTTATCTACTTGCTTTCAAAGGTAAGATGTTGGGTTCTGCGGATATGATTCGCTATATTCAACGTGATGAAGAAGGAACGCATCTTGATCTGTTCTTGAACATGATTGAAACATTGCGTATTGAAAATCCTGAAGTGTTTACTTCTTCATTTTGGGAAGATGCGGCTAAAATCATTGATGAATCTACCAAAATGGAAATTAGTTGGGGTCAATATATTCATCAAGGCGTTACCAATCCAGAAGCGATTGAACTGTATATTAAATATTTAGCTAATAAACGCGCCGCTCAAATTCGAGCGCCATTTGTGCCTTATCCTGGTGTGGTAAATCCGTTTCCGTGGGTAGAAGAGTTCTCTAAGCCTAATACAGCCGAAAAGAATTTCTTTGAAACACGCGTAACAGACTACAAAACTGGCGGTGCGTTAGCATGGTAAAAGAAAAGGCGCTTAATGCGCCTTTTCTATAACTGATGAACATACTGATAGAGATACTCAGCTAAAGCCTCAGCAATCTCTTTATGATTTCCATCTTCTGTTGATTGTGCGCTTTGCACAATATCAACCATCATGTCATCAAGATCTTGATTAGGCTCGATATAGACGCCTTGCATACGAAGGTAAGTCAACATTACGGTTAATCCAGTTCGCTTATTGCCGTCTGAGAATGCATGTTGAGTGGAAATAGAAATCCCATACCATGCCGCAATCTCATAAATGTCATTCAAACCGTCATAATAAACATACTGCTGAACTCTATTTAAAGCACTTTCGAGAAGACCATAATTAGTTGGACCTCTCATGCCTCCTTCTACGCTGTCTAAAATCTCGCTATGAATCGCTTCAACAAGCGTTGCGTTAATTAATGGCGCTGGATCATACATTACTTATAAGCCAGACGTTCGAGTTCCTCGTGATGATCACGAATAACACTGCGAGCAACTCCGCGCACCAAACGCTCAGAAGCAGGAGATGCATTTAACTCCATTGCTACAGCCGCGCGAGCCAACACATCGTTATGAATTTCATCCATAACCTTCGCATACTCCTGAGAAAGCTTTAAAGACGTCATAACTTCAACCGCCTCTTTAATGCTGGCGTGTTGTGACAAATATCTTTTAACTAAGCGTTCCTTCTCTTCTTCGCTAACTTCAGGAGTTGATTTAAAAACTCTTTGAAGCTCTAAAATTCTTTCGCTTTTAGATTTGTTTTTACGCTCAGCTAAAAACTCGCTAAATCTTTTCATGTAATTAACCTCTTTAACAAACGTCGATCCAATGTCAATTCATTGCGTCGATCGAATGTCATGGTTCATTTTAACTGTTTATTCGTAAACATAAAACAACTGGCTAAAAATAAGCCTATTTTGCTGAAAATAAACTCCAAAAGATCAGTCAGTACTGACTATACTTTAACGCTCAGAGAACGAGGGGTGGCATTAGTCACCTCTTTTTAAAAAGTGAGTGTTACCCAACAATGCAAGTCAAAATTATTGCGGATTCTTGCAGCCATGAAGGTAAGCGAATTACTACCTTTCAGCTGCGTTATCCGCGCTTTATTCACAGTGAAGTGATGACCCACCGCGTATTTAGTCGCAATGCTTCAAGCTCGCGTGCCATCCCTGTTATCAAGTTGATTAACCAAGTTGAAGCAAATCCGGCAATGCCTGTTCATTGGGGTAAAAACCAAGCTGGTATGCAAGCTTGGGAAGAGGTGAATGAGTACAAAAAGGAGCTTGCGCGTGAAGCATGGTTGGAAGCTGCTAAAAATGCAGTAAATACCGCACGTTTCATGGCTGACGATCTTGGTCTGCACAAACAAGTTGTTAATCGCATTTTAGAACCTTTCCAATTTATTGAAGTGGTTTTAACAGCGACAAGCTTCGATAACTTTTTTGAGCTACGCCATCACGAAGATGCGGACCCAACCATTTTTGCCTTAACTGCATTAATGAAGGCTGCGCTAGAAAAATCAATACCTGTCTTATTGGCCCCTAATGAGTGGCACCTTCCGTACATTCTGGATGAAGAACGCGAAAAGTATCCAACCGACATTTTGTTGCAAGTGTCGGCGGCTCGTTGTTGTCGTGTGTCCTACTTGCGGCATGACGGTAAAGCGCCAGACATCCAAAAGGATATTCGCCTTTGCGAAAAGCTAGTGGGTTCTGACCCGCTACATGCCTCTCCATTTGAACACCAAGCCACACCAGATATTCGCAATCCGTGGTTAGTGAAGTTGTTCAAAGGCGAATGGCAAAACAAACATCTACATGGGAATTTCGATGGCTTTGTACAGCATCGAAAATTAATCGAACTTCAATTTAAGGAAGCAGCATGAGCTTTTGGAAATGGTTATTCGGCTCAAATGAGTCAAGCCCACAGCCACAGAAATCGGTCGACTTGATTATTGGAAATATCACCAAGCAAGTTGAAGAACTAAGCGCTTTGGAAGAACAAAAACTTCGCGAAGCAAACAATCACGGCGAAGAAGCAGCAAAAATCTTATTCAAACAAGATGAAGCAAATGCCGAAGCTGCTCGCGCTCGTACTGTTGGCGCAGCTTTAAGCAAGCTAATCACAGCGCCTCAAAATTTAACCATTGAAGATGTAAAGAAGGAAATTAACTGATGGTTCCAGTGGAAGTAAAAATTTTAGATGACCGCTTATTAAGTGAGTTTGGTGCGCCTGTATATGCCACTCAAGGCTCTGCGGGTTTGGATCTACGTGCATGCCTTGACGCTGAAGTAACGTTGAATCCGGGAGAACAATTACTCGTATCAACTGGCATCGCCATTCACCTAAAAAACAAAAACTTGGTGGGCATGCTGTACCCACGTTCAGGGCTAGGCGTTAAACATGGAATTGTTTTAGCGAATGGCACTGGCGTTATTGATAGCGACTATCAAGGTGAAATTAAAGCGTGTCTCCGCAACAACGGCGACAAGCCATTTGTATTAAAGCCGGGTGAACGCATTGCTCAATATGTTGTTTTGCCAACATTCCAACTAGCGATGACTGTTGTAGATGAATTTGATTCATCAACTGAACGCGGTGAAGGCGGCTTCGGAAGCACAGGTACAGAATAATGTTTGGTCTTTGTGGAAGTCACCGTACTGGTAAGACAGCGCTTGCTCAAGCATACGCGGAAAAGCACGGTGCTATTTTTCTGAAAAGTGACATCACAGGATGGCAACGTGAGATTGGGTTTGATTCATCGAATCAGACCTACTCATTCGATGATCGAATGAAGATCCAAGAGCATATGATTGCCCGCCTTGAGGATTTATACGTTGAACACTTCATGGGCGAGAGCAAACTCGAACCAGTCATTACAGATCGCACGCCTATTGACCTGATGATGTACACCCTCGCTGCCGTGACAGACGGTTTAAGCGATGAACAGTCTCAGCGCTTGGAAGCGTATTTGAACAAATGCTTTGAAGTCCAAAACAAATATTTCACGGGGGTAATGCTTGTTCAGCCGGGTATTCCTTTGGTCAAAAAAGAAGGCTCAGCCAAGTGCTGTAAAGCTTTCATTGAAAAGCTAAACACGATTGTTTTGGGCCTGTTTATGGATGGTCGTTTACGAGTGCCGCATTGGTATCTCAAACGCGACGTCCTTGATCTTAATAAACGTATTTCTCTTTGTCATTCATGCTGGCACAAAGCACGGATTTCGCTAATTGCCAAATTGGATGCAAAGGAAACAGTTTCAAGCAAGCCTGATTCCATGAATGGGATTGAGTTTGCCACTGAAACACGCCAGTAGGCGAATCAATCTGAGGTCATTGAGACCCCAATTTAACAGAGCTTCAATAAAGAAGTTGAAGCGCAAACACTCAGAATCAAAAGGAGTTAATGATGAGTGACGCAGCGGTCCAACAATTACAAGCGCAAGTAACCGACCTTACTGCAAAAGTGACAGCGCTCACAAACACTGTTACGGCGCAGGGTGAAGAAATCAAGCAGCTTAAACAAAGTGCTGACGCGAATGCGTCCGCTATTAGTTCTTTAAGCACCTCGGTTTATAGCTTATCGAATCGTGTAACGCGTCTTGGTGGCTAACAAGCGTAAGTAATTAACAAGGAAGTGGCAGCGTAAGCTGCCATTTTTATCAATTTATATAACGGGGGTTCTATGAATATCAATACCCTCCCCTCTTTGTGGTTGGTCGGTTTAGCTGTTATTGGCGCGGTGATTATGTGCATCGCAATTTTGATTCGAGTTTTTGGATGAGCAAGATGGCTTGGTTTTTATTGGGATTCATTGTTGCGTGGTTCATGTGTCACAACTACACACACTCAATGATCGCCTCTGAATGTGAACGTCTAGGCGGGTTCTTTGTAGGTAAGAAGGTGTTTAAGTGCATCGCGGTCGAGAAACTTGAAGAGGAAAAGAAATGATCGTTATTAGATTTACAAATCACCAATCGCCTTTGGGGATAAAGAAAGGCTGGACTTTGGGTGATAGAAAAAAGCCGCAAGACCTTCTTTTAATACGCATTCCTTTTGTAGAGGTCATTCATACAAAAGAAGGTCGTTTATTTGACTTCCTTCGCATGTGGGTTAATGAAGATCTCAGCTGGCACAAATTGGTTCGTCGTGAGCGTAATAAAGGTTACGCACGCGGAAAAGCCGAAGGGCTTAAAAACGTTAGAGACGACTTGCAGTATTGGAAAGATGCATTTGACAAGCAGTACGCAAAAACTCGCGAGATTGAGGCTGAAAATCAAACCCTCAAACAGACCATTAAAGGATTGGTCATCATAAAGGGTGACGAAAATGGCAAAGCATGATTTTAAAACCAGAAAAGCCGCTCGTACTGAGCATTACTTCAAGCATGTGTATCGAAACAAATTAGTACCTTGTACAGCCTGCAATGGTTCAGGTTGGTATGACTCGTGCCGACCTAATGGTGACTCAATCCCATGCGGTAGCTGTGAAGGCACCGGCAAGGAGCGTGAAAGATGAATGCTGTTAAATTTATTCAGGATTTTGGACTTAAGAAGGCGAGAGAGGTTATTGAAGCCGCAATAGATGGTTCTACTCATGTCATCTATAAGCAAGCGGACGGACTCATTAATTTGAAAGACCTCAAGCGTCTAGTGGAGGCTTTGGATCGTATAGCGCAGCTTGGCGGATTGTCGAAAGCAAAAGATCACTTGGCTTATTTGATTTCGTTCGGTTCTGAGTTTGCTGGAGTAAGCAAAGACGAGATCAAGGAATTGCAGCAAGACGTGGCTGTCCACGAATCAATATACGGAGGCGGGGAATGAATCAAGAATTTTTGAATTGGGCAAAAAAGAATTTGAATTACACAGGTGTAGATGCATTTGAAGCGGGAAAACAAAGTCGACAGGCTGAGATTGATGCAAATGAACTAAAGCTCTTAAAGCTTAGTGAAGCCATCTATGCGTGTGGTGATCTACGTGAATATTCTGATGATGAGCTATTAGGCTTCTACAGGGTCCTCAAAGGCATTTTGGAGGATAAAGACCATGCTTGTTGATGAGCAAATCAAAATGCTTGAAAGCGGTGACTATGTTCTAGTGCCTAAAGAGCCTACACAAAAAATGCTTAATGCTGCTCACTGCTACATGAACCCAGTTAAAGGAAGTGATGTGCATCCTGAAACAAATAGAAAGCGCAGAGAGATGTACAAGGCGATGATTGGGGCATTTAAAGGAGCCAGCCATGAGTGAGTTTAAAAATTTCCAATCATGCCCCGTTTGCCGAGAGCAGACTGATCAATGCTTGTCGTGCGCCTCGTATGTTGTGGATGGCGAACGTATTTATTATGAAAAACTGAAAGATTATGGCGCAACTCAAGATCATGAATTGCGTTTTATTCGCCATATTCAGAAGCATAGAACAACGGCATTTTTTCATAATGGAAAATTGTATATACCAAGCCGACAAGGAAGATCAGTTCCTTTAGCAATTGGTTTGCAATGGGAGGCTTGGCAGGAACAACAATTAAAAGTGGACGAACTTCAAAATCGTATTAATTCGGCGCTTGCAAGGGCTGACATGACTTGTATTGGTCAATCCATGTTTTTTAAGCAGTTTGATGACGTTATTGCAATTTTGAGAGGAGAGAAACGCAATGATACATAACGACGGCTGGTTTTGGATCTTTATGATAGTTGTAGTCATATGCATTACGACTCTTAAATTGAACGGCATTGATGTGGGATTTTTTTAATAAATGAGAAACGCATTAATACTTTTTCTGGCTGTTCAGTTAAGCGCTTGTGAGGTTTCTAACACGGCGTTCAACGAGTCTATAGTGCCACAAACCCAAGATTTCAACCCTTCGCAACACTGTTACGTGATGCGTTATAGACAGGGGCTAGTGTGGCGCGAGGCAAACATAGTTTCAGAAACCGAGCTTGATTATCAGGAAGCTCAGGCGAAGGTTGAAAAGTTAGTGGGTTGGTACAACGACACTGGCGAAAAATCAGAGTACCCATGCAAATTTTAGGACAAATAAATGCTCAAATCTGAATTAAAAGTCGGACAAACGGTATGTTTGGTGCCAAGTTTTTATATTGGCAGAAGTTTAACCCCCATCGAAGTTGAAGTGACAAAGATTGCTAGAAAGTACGCCTACACTTCTCATAACCATCACAAAATAATTTTGACAGATGGCACTCTTTGTACTGAAAAAGACTATACGGGACTTTATTACATCGTATGGAAAAGCAAGGCTGATTACGAAGAGCATGTACGACAGCAGCACTTCATTGGCGAAGTTAGGAAGAAATTTGCCAACGCTAAACTCTCCTATTCTGACGCTTTAGAGTTAAATAAATGGTTTGAGGAAAGAAGTGGTGAAAAAACTACGACTATCAATTAAAGATCGCCTGAAGCTTTTGCGAAGAGCGGTAATTGTAGCGTTCATGCCAAACGTCAGACAGGTCAATGTAATTTGGCAAGAAGAAGTAGGCGACATTAAGCAACACGCCTTCTTTGTGGATGGCATTAACCCAACTGATATGACATTTTTGTACTTCTCTTACGTGGCGGGCAATAGTGACACTTTTGAGGATTTAACAAGACGCACCAAGTTTTTGCTTAATAAAATTGCAGTAGCTTATGCGCTCTATAACAAGGTGTCTTCAAAATCTATTCAATACACACCTGAGCCATTTAGACTGGTTAGAAAACTTAACCTTCATTTGCTTGAGCGTAACTTTGACCCTGATTTATACGAGAACATCGTTTTAAATCACGAAGAAATCGTCCTGACGGTGTATTTGCATTGCTTAAACGGTAAATTAGTTGGCTATCAACAATACCGCCCAGACTGCAATGATAAGCGAACCAATAACCCAAAATTGGCTCGTTACTTCACTTACAAGACTCCTGGTAATATTGCGGTTTGGGGCTTGGAAACATTGGACTACAGCCGAAAGCGTTTATACATAGTTGAAGGTATTTTTAAAGCCTCTGCCCTTCACATGCTTGGACATAATGCGGTGGCCCTTTTAACTGGCTCTCCTTCAATAGACATGCTGAATTGGCTCCGTTCATTGCCTTTTGAGCTATACGCTATTGGTGATAATGACGATACCGGCAAACGCTTAGTTCGTGCGGTGGGTAATGGCACATGTTTTGAAAAAGATGTGGACGAATACTCATTAGAAGAGTTGGAATCATTATTGGGGTCTTCTCAAATTTAATTTCATAATTTTTAATTTATGCTTATAATCAGTCACTACTGACTTATTTTATCGGTAGTGACTGATTATTTAAGGAATAAATATGACTGCATATACAGCACAACAAATAGTGAAGTTTTTAATTTTAGAAGAAGCGATTCAGCTCTATGACGAATTTCACGAAGCTTCAATCCGTCTTCTGAATGAAGCAAACGCCACAGACACTCCCTTGCCAGAAGATGCTGAGCCAGATGAAATTTTGGCATTAATAAATTCCTCAAACGTAGATTCAATCTATGACACCATTTACGCAGAGATTGAAGGCGGAGAGGATGAAGACGCAATAGAGCGGGCTGAAACTGCTCGCGAAATTATTCGTACATGTGGCGATTTACACGATTACATACCGACGGTAAATACATCGCCTGAACTTGATGTAACAACGCGTGCAATCGAGCTTAATGGACAGTGGGTTTGCTGGGATGTTGATTTAGATGACGAAGAGTCTGAATGGATGCACACTGCCCGTTTAGCAAAAATGGACGAAGCAACAGGTAAACTTGTTCTTATTGAAGGAGAGGACAATGCTGCATAAGTGCCCTAATGCTGGTTGCTCAAAAACCTTCTTTTTCAAACGCAACATGACTTGTTCAAACTGTGACGGAAGTAAACGTTCGCAACGTCTGCATACTGCTCCTGCGTCATCAACACGCCATACAAGCAACGGCCTGTCTCCTGAAGCCTTGTATGCACAGCAAAACGCTATGCAGTTAAATCAAACACTCATGGCCCTAGAAAGCTCTGACAGCTCGAAAGAGTGCAAATCAAGCGATGACAGTCATATTCGCCGTAATCAATGTGAAGACACCCCTACCCGCATAGAGCCGTCATATACGCACTCTCATAGCCATAGTAGCCATGATTATAGTGGTGGTTCTTCCTCTTCGTCGTCTAGCGACAGTTGGAGTTCTTCATCGTACAGCTCAGACGGCGGCTCATCGTATGACAGTAGCAGTTCATCATCTTCGGATAGCAGCTGGTAGATAATATGCACACTACCGCAATGAAGCTTGATTGGTATTGGACCCAACCAAAAGAAAAAATTAGTCGTTTAGTTGCGTCTCAAGCGATTAAATATTTAACAGAACATAGCTTTAACAGTGATGATGCTAAGTTTTACTTTCGCGAATTTCGCGATGGGTTCTATTACGATGCTCAAAATGATCTTTGGATGCTTGAGTTTGCGGGTAAAACAAAGTGTTTGACGGACGGCGATTGGGTTTTCCTTTCGTCAAACACCAATGTCATACACGAGAATCCCGAAGCACTTCCTCTTAGAGAGGTTGAGCGCATTGCTCTGCGGATGATTACGATCGCAACTGATTAAATAATGTTTGGTTAATTGTTTTTGTGAAAAATATTTGCCATTAAATCAGTCAGTACTGACTATACTTTTCGCCATAAAAGCACACAAGGGAACGCTACAACCGTTTAGCGGTGCTTTTATGAAGTTCAAAATTAATTTTAGGAATACAAAAGATGTGCCTTCACTGTTTTGCAAAGGAAATTGAAAAATCTGGAATGGGCCAAGTGGTAGTTTTAGAAATGACCAAAGATGGTTTACGACCAGCTGAACTCAATCCTTCTACTGATAAAGCCGCGACAACTGAAACTAAAGCAGCTGCAAATCAATTTTTTGTTTCGAATGCTAACCTCGCTGCTGGCCCTGTGGGTGGAGCTGGAGTGCAAATTACAGATAGTGGGGTAATTTCAAGTTTAGGTCTTCTAGGCAAAGCAACAAAAGCTGAAGGCAAAATTAGTACAGCGGGAGCAAATCAAGCACTTCCAAAACATGCAAATTTTGTGGCTTCAGGTGGTAACAAAATCCAAGCGGTAAACATCAATACGTTAGATCAAGCATATACAGCGAGCGAAAAAATGCATCGCTTTGTAGTGCCAAATCTTGATGAGTTATTACTTCGCACGCAACAAAGCGTGGGCGTTTTGAGCGGTTTAAGCGTAGCTTTAAACAACGGCGACGAAAACAAATACTCGGAAGCTGAATATATCAAAGAGTTAATTAAGTTGACCGCTCTGAATTTCATGGCCCTTCAGGAACGCGGTGTTGCTTTGGAAGATGTTGTTAAGCAAATCACTCAAACTTTTGAAGACATGGGCACCCAAACCCTTCGTGATGAAGTGACCAACTTTCTTAAAGAACGTGGTTTCGGCACTGATCTGAAGGCAGGAGCTTAAAAATGCCACGTATTACGGTACATCAAGCATCTGACGGCACACTTCACCGCACTTACGATGAATATGTAAAGCATGAAGAAGCTCTCCGTATTAACCATGCGTATGTCGAGTCTGAATTGCCTGCTTTCATTGATGATGTGGATGTTAAATCGTTCATTCTTGCTAACAAGAATGAAATCGAAAAGATCATCCTCAAATCCAAAGTTAAACGCAAAGCTCAGCCTAAGAAGAAATGATCTCAATTCTCTTCAAAACACTTTTAATCATCCTTGTCGTTGTTGCGTTTGTGACAGCGGCATTTAACACAAAAATTCGCAAATTGGCGTTTAGTCACTTGAACAAGTACAGATGGCAAATCTTAGTCGTTATCACTGTACTTTTGGCTATTTACGTTTATGCGACTATAGGAACTTAACATGAAGTTAAAAAGCTCAATCCTTATAGCTCTCACTGTCGGCATGACAATGGCTTTTACTGGTTGTTCAAAGGTTGAAACTGGTCACGTAGGTGTTGAATCGGTTTTCGGCAAAATGAAAATGGACGAATTGGCTCCGGGTGTGTATCAAACCATCACTCGTGACCTAAAGGTAATTAGCGTCCGTGAAACTACCGTTCCACTTGAAAACATTCACCCGAAGACGAAAGATAATGTATCGATGCAAGAAGTCGATATGGACATTCGTTACATGATTCAGCCAAATAAAGTCGCTGACACACTTTCTAAACTAGCTGGTGACTTGGGGGCAAATAAAGACGGCGACACAGTGGTGGGCGAACGCTTTGTTAAACGCCATGCACTTGAAGCGGGTTTCAAAGCAACGGCAAAATATGATTCCAGCGAAATTCATCTAAAGCGTGATGAAATCGCGGCTGATGTTGTAGCTTCATTACAGAAGTCTTTAGATAAAGAAATGCCCAATACATTTACCATTGCTGGTGCTTCTGTCCGCGCTCTTGTTACTGACGAAAAATTGGAACAAGCAATTACTCGTGCCGCTCAAATTGAATTTGATATATCACGTAAAAAAGAAGAGCAACACCTTGCAGATGCTCAAGCCCAAGTTACTTTAACCAAAGCTCGTGCTGAAGCTGAAGCCAACCGTATTGTTGGTGCGTCACTCACGCCAATGCTAATCAAAAAGATGGAAATTGAAGCACAACAAGCCTTTGCTCAACAAGGCACTCACACTGTTTTACTCCCTTCAAATAGCGCAACTCCACTCGTAAACGTTAAGTAATAGCTGATAAGCCAGTATTGATGTTTTACAATTCAGTCAGAGATCAGTCATCACTGACTGAATCAATAAACCATTAAGCAATAGGCGGTTATGCAATGAAAAATATAGCAAGAAGTCACTTAGAAATGCTTCAGGAAACCGAAGTTTGGTTTGAAGACACTTTAAATCGCTTAACTGGCATTGTTCAAAGCGAAGAAGGTCAAGAGCCAAAGCATATTATTCTCAACACCGGCAAAGAGAAGATTTTGCTTGATAATCCAGATGAAATTCGAATAGCTCAAAACACTATCAAGGCAGTTATCAACACTTTGCAGTTTACTTTCCCTTATTCAACTAAAAATACGATTACTGAGGAAGGCGTTTCAGAATGATTTTACGTGGTTTTGATACCGAGACTACAGGTTTAGAGCAAGCCGACGGTCATCGCATTATTGAAGTTGCAATTTTGTCTTATGACTCAGACACAAGACAGCTCGTTGATAAATACGTACAACGCATCGATCCAGAACGACCGATCGACCCCAAAGCTCAGGCTGTTCACGGAATTGATTATAGCCAGCTTTTAGGTTGCCCTAAATGGGAACAAGTTGCGCCAACTGTGCATCACCTTTTAAGCACAGCTGACGTAGTAATTGCTCATAACATTGACTTTGATATGCCCTTTACGCAAGCAGAGCTTAGACGCGTTGGATCCTTATTACCGCCTGTTCGTCAGTTCTGTACGATGGAAAATGGTCGATGGGCTACTTTTGATGGAAAATCACCGAAATTGGGCGAACTTTGTTTTGCGCTCAATATTGATTATGACCCCAATGCAGCTCACGCAGCCGACTATGACGTCGATGTAATGATGCAGTGTTTCTTTGCAGGCTTAGATCGCGGTTTTTATAAGATTGTGTGATCTGGCCCAATAGCCACAAGTTAAATTTCAAGTCACGAAGGAATCATTGTAATATATGTCCAAGTCCTTGAAATTTAACCTGTGATTATGACGCTTAAAGATTATATTTAAACACCTTGTAGGCGAAGAAGAATTTAAAAGCCTCTTATCAGAAGTGCAAGAAAACATATCAATCGAAACAAAGAGCTTTAGAAACACTAAGCGCATTTCATACGGATGTTTGATTATTGGGTTTCTTTGTTTGTTTTTCCCGCCTTTCTGGATAGGCGCGGTGGTTTTGCTTGTAATCGGCATGGCTACTCATATGATAAAGGCTGAAGTTCAAAAGAAGCTGGATATATTTAACGAAGTTTGGTTTTTCCTAACCGAAGACCTTGAAAGTTCTACTGAGAATTTTGAACGATACAAATATTTGATTGACCAATTGTAACTTGACCCTAGCGATTCATGCGGTTATATTTATCCAATGAGTTGTAAAACTCTCTTTATCTTGTTTGTTTGTTTCGAGCCTATCGAAAGATAGGAAAACGATGAGATAACTTAGTTAAGTTGGGGGAAAGGCAATTGGAAAAATCTAATTGCTTTTTCTTTATCGGCTGACAAATCATAGGATTGAACATGGATAACCTTGATTCTGAAGCCTCTCGCATGTCGCCCGAAGAGTTAAAACAGGCAGGTGAGATACTTTACGGCACTCAATGGCAAACAGAATTGGCTCGCGCGATTGATGTGGACTCAAGCAGAGTAAGACAATGGATGGCGGAAGAACGCCCTATTCCAATAAGTTTGCGTAGTAAAATAATTCTGCTATTAATGGAAAAGAGTAGAAAATCAGTTGCATATGCAGATTATTTAGATCATCAATTTTGAAATTTCCAGACTGGCAAATAACCCCCTCGCGTTTAGTCTCCAACTAAAAAAGTATCTAATAGATTGAATTTGTTAAGTCTAAGAGAATATGAACATTTTTATTTTAAACGATCAAAGCGTGAAGACGGTTAGAAACACTCATAGCGCACTCAAAGGGAAAAAATTGATTGCGCGTGGACAGTTCTCAGGTGTCTACGAAAGCGGTAATTCAGATACGGTTTTAAAACTAAGTATTGACGCTATGGGTTATGAGTCATTGTTTGGCCCCTACTCTCTATCTCGCGAGAGTAATCATTTCACTCGGCCTATCCGGGACTTTGGCAAAGTGGGTGAATTTATTGTTGGCAAAAACATTAGCAAGACTGCTATTACTCAACCCAAAACCATGCCTGTACCGATGTACTTGTATGAGGTTGAACGACTTCATAAGCTACCTGTTAAGGGGCCTAATCGCTCATTGGTGAATCGTATTTGTAAAAAATTACGCATTCTAAATGGTTGTAGCTTTATTGATGACCGCCATGAGCGAAATATCACTTGCTTAATGGATTTGGCGTTTGATGACCATTTAAAAGATCACCCATCGCTTAGCATGAGTTTTTTAACAATGGCTAAATTTTTGAAGCAAAATTCCGATGCATTTCCCGACCTCCACACGGGTAATTTCATGCAACGTCAAGATGGAACGCTAGTGATCTCAGATCCAGTAGGCTCAACAAGCATTTACGAATGCTGTAATACGTTTAAGCCCGTTTCATATGATGCTCCACTTAAAAACGAAGAGTTGAATTGCGCTTAGTAAGTTGACCAAATCTTGCTCAAGGCGACCTTTGCAGCTCGCCATCAAAATCTATTTTTTGTCCAACGGCGGTTAGTCATAATTCATTCATCGAAACAACGCAATGAATGAGGTAAACATGACAGCTCAAGCAAACATTCAACAAGATGAAGTTTTTCTTGAACAGCTTTTTGATGAAACAACTGATTTAACTGATTTAATCAATGTTCTTGATGGTCAAGGTTCTACAGCTCAAGCGACCGAAGCAAGCATAGACGACGCTGCTTTATCCATTGAAGATCTTCAATTAGATGCATCTTTAGTTGAAGAGGTTGCCACACAAACAGAAGTTAAAACTGAACAAGTAGCGACTGAACCACAAGATACTCTCGAAGGTCTGATTGAAGATACTGATTTTGATGCATCCGCACTCGACTTATCTTTAGCGGTTACAGAAGTTTCCACTGAAGAGAAGAAGGTCGAAAAGAAGTCTAAAAAGACTAAAAAAGAGACTGAAGCCGCTAAAAATCAAGAGAATCAGCGCGAAGCTTCACCGTCTACTTATCGAACAACATATCAAAATAGCAAAGTATCGGCTGTTTTGTTGTCTCGATTAGGCGACGATGCTTATGACCACCTTCTACTTGAAGTTGAAGATGCTGAATTACTTGAAAAAGATCCAGAAGCTTTAAAAGCTAGACAGCAAGAATTGTTAAACATTCTTAATGCGCGTCCGGGTTCAGGTTCGTCTATTACGACTCAAAAGAAGGTTGCTGAAAAAATCGTTCAACTCTTCACATGGTTGAAGAATGGCGGTGAATTAAATGTTGTTATGCATCGTACTTTTGGCGTTTTGTTGAAAGACGGTTATATCACAACAAAGAAAACGGGTAACTTGTATTCAAATCTTCTTGCAAAGCCTTACTCTCCTGGTACTGCAAGCGCACAGAGCGGTCAGATGATGCAAATGTTACCGATGCTCAAAATTGCCTTGAAAGATGAACAGGGTCGCTTAGTGCCTAATCCAAACTCTCTTCTTTTGATGAAGATCAAAAGCGAATTATTTCCAGAGCTTTAATCAGTGATGATTAGGAGGGTTCGCCTTCCTCAAATTCGGGTGCCAATTATGAATTTAAGTGTTTTGAAGAAATTATCTACAGAGGCCCTTTTCCAACTTCAAGAAGGGGTAAAGCAAGAAATAGAATCTCGTATAGATTACAGTATTGAAGTTGGGCGATATGCAACTTTTGTTGATTCCCGAAAGGGCGTCAATCGACGAGTTCGCATCACCAAAATAAACACCAAAACAGCAACGGTAGTTGAAACGAGCGATAGTGCCAATCCGGGTCTTGAGTGGCGCGTAAGTTTTGACTTTTTAAATGTAGAGGGCGTTCAAAGAAAGAACCCTATAACAACCTCTAAAGTCGAAGCGCCAAAGAAAATGGTCACAAACACAAAGAATGCATGGTAAAGGGCAATTAAATTGCCCTTTTTAATGCGCGTATTTTCTCGTATATCGCGTTTGTTCGTCACGGTTAATAAATTACACCCTTTTTATCTAAAAGCGCTTAAAACGCATTTTTTTATAAATAATCACAATTCCAATTGATCAGTCAGTACTGACTGTTTATAATCCGCGATGTATTTTATATATTTATCTCACCGTATTAAGAGATAAGCGCATGAACATATGTATAGATCAGTCACTATTTAGTGATTTTAATGACTCTCATATTATTTATTCTGCAATGACTCCGCGTGAAGAGTTTCGTCTTAACGGATGCTTATGCCTCGCAACTCAACAAAAGCTTATTGAGCGGGTTGAAGACTTAGAAGACGAAGTAATCGATAAAGACGCGATTGAAGGCTACTTAGGCGAAATCAAAGGAAATTTAATCGATTCGAGCGATTTGAAACGTCTTTCAGAAGAGCTTTTTGCACTGCAAGGACACTTGCGCGGAGAAAACCGCAAACGAATGGCTGAAGTAATGGAAGCATTCACTCACCTACGTCATGCGGTTGAAGGTCAAAGCGAATATGCATGCGAGCAAATCAAACATGTGGTCGAGGAATTAAAGCTGGCAAAGTGAGACGCCAGCATTTAACCCCAAAATTATTTATCTATCATACATTTAACTTAACAGAGAGTCGCAACCATGACACAATATCTTCGCCAAAACGACACTTATCACTTAGCTCCAGATGTAAGTGGCGTCGCTATTGATAGCTTGCCTGCTGGTTTTTACCGCTTATGTTTTCATGACAAGCTCGGTTTCTACCTTCAAATCACCAACCCGCTTACATTAATTCCGAAAGCGTATGGTAACGCCTACCAACATCAAGACCGCATCATGGAAACCTTCAATGAGCGCACAGAAATACCCACAACTATCATGCTTGAAGGTTTTAAGGGTACAGGTAAAACTCTATTAGCTAAAAAGCTATGCGTTGATTTTGTGAAAAGTGGCGGTATTTGCATTTTACAAAGTGAAGCCTATGTCGGTGATGACTACAAAGGCTTCCTTCAAAAAATTAACCAACAAAAAATTGTTTTCATTGATGAGTTCGACAAGGTTTACACCAAGCCAGAACAAGTTAATGACATGCTAACACTTCTTGATGGCATGTACCCAATGCACACACTTTTCATTCTCACTATGAATGCGGATTCTCGCAGCTCGCGCTATGAGTACTTCCATAACCGTCCGGGTCGTGTTTATTACAACATACACTTTGGCAGCATCAGCGAGTCAACCATTCGCGAATATGCAAACGACGTACTAATAAACAAAGATCGCATCGACGAAATTCTTGAATACGTAGGGCGTTTCTCAATGTTCAACATGGATATGTTGACCATCTTAATTAAGGAAATTAATAAATCAGAAGGTCAAAACATTTCAGTCCGCGATCTAGGCAAGTTTTTAAATATTAAACCTACCATTTCTTATGATGATATTCGCCTTCAAAAAGAAGCAACCTACAAAGGTTATGACGTTTCGGATTCATTTGACTTCACTTACTTTGATGCGGACTACATCGAACGAATGATGACAGACGATACATTTGAGTTCCGTTTAATGATTCGACCTAATGGTTTCCGAAAAACCGACGATGGCAAACTTTGGGAAGACGAAAACGGCGATGCTAAACAGTGCATCGGCTTTATGGCTGAAGATAAATTTATTGAGCTTGAGCCATATCACCGCATTGTTAAACCAAATGACGTCAAGTGTGAGTTTGACCCTAAAACGCGTGTCTTTACCTTGACTGACAAGGAGCATGACGTGGTTGTGACCGTTCAGGCAAGTCCGACCTTCAGCTACCTTAACAAAGACGAACGTGTAGTTAATTTCTAATCCATATCGAAACATACAGGCTGTGCTTATGTACAGCCCGTCTCCTAACTTAACTACTGGATAACGAAAAATGTCACATTCTTATCAGCTATATAGCGTGCTTTCATCTCTAAAAAAATTACATAACGACACGACAGTAAGTTTTTTAGAGTTTGTCAAATCAAAAACAGGATTTGAAGTTGTTAATTCGCAAGTGGCAAATGATTTAAAAAACGAACAATACCATTTTGGAGTTTACGACAAAGGGTGGATTGAGTTTGACGAAGATTCGCAAAATGTTATTGACGTAATAATGCGATTGAAAGCTGGCCCAGTTCCAATCGTGGAGGCTTTAACGCTGGAAAACGATTGCATGATTGGGCAAACGTGGTTTCCAAAAGGAACTCCTGTAATAAATCTAATTAAACACGCTGAAGGCGTCTATAAAGCTGAAGCAGTGGCGCAAAACTCTAAGATCGAATTTGGCACCGACGATAACGAAATTTGGTGGGCGCATGATGTGCCATTTTACGGTCGGGTTCAGCTTCAAAGATTTGTAGAACATGGCGTGGTCGAATGGGACATTCATTTCAATGATTGTTGGCAAGGGCCTTTTGATTCAAAAGTAAGTGCAATTCAACACTTAGAAGAATGCATAGCTGAAAAACGCGAGGAGGAAGCGGTATGAGCCTAATTGACCTTGTATATGCGTTTGAATCAGCCACTCGCGCACATGAAAACATTGGCAGTCAACCACTCGAAGATCACGCAATCATTGAGGAAGAGTTTAAGTCCGCCAAAGAAAATCTAATCGTCGAAATAAAAGAGCGCACTAACGACCCGGCTCTTGCTGTTATCCAATACATATTAAGTGACAATGTGGATGGCACCGATGACGCAATGGAATTTTTGAACTATTGGAACGAAGGTGAGTTCGACATTCTTCGTCGTAACTGGAACAACATTCCTGATGAAGTATTCATTGGCGCAGATCCATTATTTAAAGTTGCGCCACCTGTTCGTGTTGGTCGACATATTGAAGGCGTATCAATTAACGGTCTTGAATACATTTTGGATGATTCAAAGCAAATTTGCATATTCAAAAATGAAGCAACCGCTCGTCAATGCCTTGTTAATAACTTTGGATTCAAAGAAGAGCAGTTAGACGACCTTGTTTTTGAAGAGTTGGACCACTCTTATGCTAGTGACATTAATGACTGATGCCTCGCTTTGTCACAAAACTGGCGCCGCTGGGTTTGGATACTGGTGCGCGTCAGACAGAGGCAAACGTGCGGGTGGGAACATTATTAAAGGCGTTGTTAAAGACAGCTACGAGGCGGAATTTAAAGGCGTAGCTAACTCTTTGCAGGCGTCTATCAATGCCGGGCTTATCTCAAAAGGTGATGAGGTTTTAATTCAAGTAGACAACGAGGGTGTTCTCTTCTGCCTTAGCGGTAAGTGCAAGGTTCGTCCTGACATTGCAGTTGTTCTAAATCACATATTAGACACCGCCAAAATGTATGAACTAAAGCTCAGATGTCGACACGTTAAAGGTCATACGAAATTAACCGATAACCGCTATTTAGCGAACCATCATTGTGACAGTAGAGCTAAATACGCAATGAGACAAGCCCGCAAGGTATTGAAGAAAAGCATTGCAGAAAAGGTAATGAGCAATGAAGCAGATTAATGATTTAGGCACAGAAACAAGCAACACAAATTTAGACGGGACGATAGATCCTGAAGCGATAGAGGTGGAAGGATAAATGCCATATTTAGTTAAATGGATTGAAAAAGACACACAACGTTGTGGCGAAAAGACCGTCGACACGCTTCAACAGGCGCGTGAGTATTTGGAAGATGAAACCTACGCGGAAGGACCGATTAAGATTGTTCTTGAGGAAGGTTTTTACTCAGGCATATACGATGAAGTGAGCATTACAAAGGTTGGACCAATAATGAAACTTTGGCAGGCATTAAAACAGGCAGATTATGGCACCGTTGGCTCAGAGACGATCAAGTGGAGTAAAAATTTGCTAGGCCCTAGTCCTGAAACTGAAATTAGGCTTATTCAACTCATTGATGGCGATGGGCATAACTGGGCAATAGTAGATCAATTCCAAACTGTCGAACTCAGCGAAGACCGAACTGTAGTTAAGTTTTTGGATGACTCGAACGCATCGCATGACATGAAATTGTTTGCAAACAGACCCGTTACGCTTGAAGAGCCAAAAATACCAACGTGGCAATTTAAAGCGTCAGCGATAGTTCAAATTAAGGCTGAAACACAGGCGGAAGCTGCCCGGCTTTACAGTGAACACTTCTTTACTCCAGATGAGTTGGATTTCGAAATGAAAGTTTTCGATGTGCAACTTGAGCCGTACACAGGTTAAGGCATAAAGCTTTGCGCATTGGCAACTTAACCCCCAATGCGCAATATCCAAAAAACTTTCAATATCATTAATTTAAGAAAGTTTTCAAGAGTTAAACAAATGCAGACTGACACATTTAATCGTGATGACTTCATGGCGTTCTTTCGCGATGAAGAGAAGCTTAACACGCTATCCAATGAAGATCGTATAGAGATTTTTTCTAGCATACTTGCAGGTTCAAGTGATTTGACTGTATCGCTTCTGAATGAAGTACTAAGAGATTACGACGTGCAAAACATCATTGTTGTTGACGTGGAAAGTATAGACGCTCAACCCATTCCTAGTTCAGCGATGTCGGCACTAGAGAAGGTTCTCAAGTTTTGCAGAGACGGCTTCAATGAAGAGCAAAGGCTGTATGAAGAAAACGTAAGCATAGAACACTCCATTAGAACTGACGTTTTTGAAGAAGTTAGAGATTTTGTAGAAGGCTTAATGTGATGAATGAACAAATAGAAATAAAAGAGGCAGCGTACAAAGCAGGCTTTCATGACGGTCGACATGGTACGCCGTGCGAGTTGATTGAGTTGCAGGCTGAAAATGAACGCTTGCGGTATCTGGTAGGTGAGAAGGTTGGCCACCCATCAACCCGTGATTTGCTGGACGCTGAGATTAACAGACAGCTTACAGAGCAAAAAGCGAACGGTGACAAGGAGTTTATGTCAGATGAAGATATAGAACAATTAATTAGGGAGGTTCTTAAAGATCATGACGAAAACCCTAATAAATACTGGAAAAACCTTTATCGACAAATTGATTCCTTGTTAGATGAACTGGCTGAAGAAAAAAGATTAAACAGATCAAAAGATTTTAAAGTTGGACAACTTCAAGATCGAATCACTGAATTGCTTGATGAAAGACAAGATTTGTATGCACAGATTAATAATGCAAAACAAATTCCAGATGGGTATGTCGCAATTCCTAAGAAAATGCCGCAATCAACAGTGGAAGCTTTGCATTACGGTGGGGACAAATGGGGAGATGAAGAGGGAACGCGAGAGTATTTTGAGCCTGTGTATTCCATTGTGGTTAAAACGGCTGGCAAATCTCAGGAGGTCATTAATGAAGATTAGAGTTCGCTTTGATGCATTGGAGGGCAAGCCATGAGCATTGCAAAGGTTCGCTATTGGACAACAGGTGAAATTAATAAGCTAATCACCTTACATTCTAATAACACTCCAATTGCTGAAATAGCAAAGGAGCTGAACAGAACTGTAGGAACGATCAACTCAAACATTGCAAGGCTACGCAAGAGTGGCAAGTTACCACAGCCAAAGACAGCGTTAGAGCATATTGGCAGCTTAGAGAGAGCTAAAAAGCTAGTTGCGCAAGCTGAGGCACGCGGATTCAAAACAATACCGATCAAGACGGACAATGGCTATTCGCAAACGTATATCTGGCGCCTCCGCACATTGATTCAAAAAGCGGAGCAGAAAGCAGCATGACTTGCAGAAGAATGCCCGGCGGTTTCGTGTGCCTGGTTCCAACTTTTAGATTGCGCTTACTTGATGGGCGATATGTATACATGACATGGAACAACTACTGTGGCCCGCTCTTCTCACATGACCGAGATGAAACTCGTGTGATTGAAGATTGGCACAAAGACGAAATGCTCTGTAAGGCGGTTGATTGGTTTGTGGGAAGAGGCAAGAAGGCATGAAGCCATTAGTAATAATCTTGGCGTGCGTTGCATTACTTGGATGCACAGCAAACTCAATCAGCACCAATGTAAATATCAGCGTTTGCATGCAATGCATGCAGTATGGCTAACACACAAGGCAACGTATGTTGCCTTTGTCTCCCCTATTTTCAATTGTGAAAATTACTCTATCGAAACAAATAGAGTTAAACATAATGCAACCAATCGTCACCATATACCGCGCAGTAAACGAGCTTTTCTCTAATAAGGCTCAGACCGCAATAATATCCGCAGATCAACCTTATCTCGCTGAGATATACATTGGCGAACCAGATAAGCACATGAACACCTACACAAGTGCAGAAACGGGTTTAAAGCTACAAACCACTATGCGCCTAGATGAATACAAGCAAGAGTTCATAGATGCTGTAATAAAGGCGGTTGCTCTTATTGCCGACGGTTACTCCGAATATAATCAATTAGTTTGCGAAGAGAGTGAAGAATATTTTGAAATGACTTCCAAAATACATTTAGACACCGCCACTAACGCTCTTTATTACAGTGATTTTACGACCACAGATCATGGTCTTTAAATTAAAGTCCACTAATTTAACCGCTCCATCGTGAGCGGTTTTTCTTTATAGATAACAACGCCTAAGCCACAAATTGTTTGTCCAAAAACCGATTGAGAGAATTACTTCATCGAAACAAGCAAAGAGATTTTTAAAATGACTTACGAAACTAACGATCAAGTGACTATAGAGCAGTTTTTAGCGAAGTTTTCTAACCCTGATAACAAGAAACGTTTTCGCTTAGAAGGCTTCAGCTTTACGCATCAACACGGTTTTAACCTTTACTTTGATGAATACGACGACTTCATAGATGAGTTAGGCGATGTAGAGATAGAGTTTTGGCAGCTAGAAGACACTTGGGCCAACGAAGAGATAAAAGTCTCATCATTCAAAATGCTTGAAACTTTAATTGAGTTTTTAGTAAGCCTTGATCTTGATGAAGTTAAAGAAGTTGGCACATACGCTGCATTAGTTGAAGGCAACTATGCTGATTGGTCAAACGTTAAAGAGTGGCACGAAGATCGTTACGTGTGTGACTACGAAAATGACGATGATTTTGGACGCTATTTAATTGATGAATGTTCTGCTTTGGAAATACCAGAGGACATTCAAGGTTATTTCGACTATGAACGTTACGGGCGCGACGCTTTAATTAGTGATTATCTTGTAGCTGAAGGAAAGGTTTACCGAAACTATTAAGACCAATATTGAGCAAATATTTGCACTTTTTTTATGAAATCGATCATTTTTGAGCAGATATTTGCGCAATTAGAAAATAACTAAATAATAGCCCTGAATGCTCAGGGCTTTTTGTCTAATCACTTCATGGCTTTGAGCATCAAATAAATGAGCCCTATCGCTCCAAGAACAATTAATGCGGTCAACATACGCCGTACTCAATTCACGTTACATGCAATCATTATAATGAGTTTAATAGGAAACACGACAGGCGATATAAACGCCTCCCCTTCTCAATCCTACTCGGTATTTATACAATACTCACATCAAGACAACGAAGCTCTTTAGATAGAATATTCGAGTGTATTGATAGAGAAAAAAGTCTCACAAGTCACCTTTTTGCCAGCTCTACGCCCCTCTTTAGAGCTGGCTCTTTTTTATCTAAAATAAGCAAAAACAGACAGTTATAGAGATATTATTATACATCATTGATTTATAAGTATTTTTATACAAATAAACTGACTTGTAACTAATTCATTACTTACCCGCCGAACCATGCTAAAACCAGATAAGCAAACACTCTCACTTAAACCGCTTATAATCGCTTATAAACGCGCGTTAGAGACGCTTTTATCACTAAGATGATGAATCATACTAAACACAAGCAAAACGCTCTCTAAAACGATTCTATGCGCAAATAGCAAATTTACTTTAAGGCTGTATTTTTTACCTGAACGCTATAACAAATTATCAGGCACAGAATGAGGCAATTTATCTCTAGGCTGAAATATCATATTACCGTATTACCATACGACCATACATACACACGGTAATATGATAATACGGACTTGCTATTCAAACACCAGACAACTAAATTCCAAAACGTACTAAAGAATAGATAACTTACTGACAAACAATCCAACTAATCTACAACTAAGCCATAGAACAGCAAATTTAACTCAAACAGCATATTTTCATAATGCTATCTAAATAATCAAACTGATAAACAATAGAACAATTGCAAACGATCTTAAAAACAATCAATCAATACAGACAAAAACTCTAACAACTACACGGATAATGATAAGTACATACTGAACACTATACACAATAAGGATTTCACTAAGTATAGCTAGAAGGACAATTCATCATACACGGAGAGTAAGAACAATAGGAAGTATGTGTATAGGCGGTTATAGAGTAATAACACATAGAGAGAGGAGTTGTGCAATGTGCATGGAGCGACCGAAGGGAGCGGTGGATTCTGTTGTTAAAAAATTGTTTGTCAG